TTAACCTCTACAATGGAAGCGTATGCTTTGGCCCACTTTCCAACGCCTTGACTTACAGCACTAGAGGTGTAACGCGATTCTCCACCTCGACTCCAGCCATTGGAATTCCAATTAATCCCATCCAAAGCACCATGATCTCTTCTTATATCTGACTTCTCTCCAAACAAATTCCTTATGTCTGGATCTACTATATCATCCAGCTCAGAAGAATTTAACATTCTTAACTCAATTCCAAAGTCTGCCCTTACAGTTCTTGCAAGATCAGCCAAGCTTTCAAAGTTATAACTAGGATCGCATCCATGATCAAATGAAATTATAAATTTTAACTTTCTCCTCAAAAGCTCATACGCACCCAAGTTCTCAAAGTGACCCCCATCAGATAAATACCAACTTCTTTTAGATGTCCCTTTAAACATAGCAAACAATTCCATTGTCATCAGCTTCTGATTCTTAAATAACTTCTCAACCTTACTTACCCTCCCTCTCTTAACTCCTGAATCCCACCAGTATCCCAACCTAACGCCAAGTATCCCAGAGACTAAACTTGTAAATCTAGTTGTCAACTTCCCCATTCCTGTAGACATTGCTGCAGCCGAAATTGCCATGTATCCTCCGACAGTTATACTCTCAGACTCCACTTTTTCACTTCCCCATACTTTATACGACTTTGCCAGTTCAATAGGAACATGATAGGTATTTTCTTTTCCTGCCTCAGTTAAACAGTGATGTCTTACACCTACAGATTTAGACATATCAGGTATTACTGCTAAATTACATCCTTTCCTATTAAGCTGATATAAATCGCTTCTGCCGTCGATTGTTTCATTTAACGTCATGTTTATGATATGCACTGGCCCACCGTTGTCATAAGGTCTGTATTGGCTTTCAATGACATCATCATCTTTAAAGTCAGTTGAATACATTACACCTTTAGCAAGCCTATCTGGAACCGCTGCTCCTAAAAACCCTCTTACTAATCTATTATGAAAAATTCCTTGCATGGATATCTTGTTGATTAATTTCTTTCTACTTCCTAAGAATAAATTCAATCCAACAAGTAAAATAAAAAGCATAAACACATATGCCAATGATGATTTATTTTCAAATGTGAACGAATGATTTTCAAACCCTATTATATCCCAAAAACACATATGAGCAAAAGCGAAAGGAGTGCTCATTATTATAACTACAGCCACCAGCAAAGATGCATATTTAGTAATAACTTTAATAAAGCCCATTGAACTCGAAGAACTTGAGAAAAAATCTTTCCCTAATGAAAATAAATATATAACGAAAGATCCAGCAGAAGCCAACCCTCCTATCTCCTCGAATGATAATTTCCTATACATATTGAAGCCAATTGTATCCACTATAAACAAGAGAGCTCCTCCCAGCGCCACACACAATGAACATGTCATAAACTTCGTCATACCTTTCAATGTAGATACTTTTAATATGGAAGCTATAAGCATTCCCAATATTCCTGCGAGCGGAACAATGAGATATAAACTGTAGTAATATCCACCACTCTCATATACTTGACTCACAAAAGGAATAAATCTGAAAGACATACTTACCATGGATGCAAACAAAAAGTACACTAAAAAGAATCCAATCCAGTTTATCACATACTGAGCAACCCCTTTGATAAAATCGCCATCCCCAGAAGGTGCAATGTAATTTCCAGAATTCCTTAGATATTTCACCTTTCTGTTATCCATGCTTAGATCTGTATCTTTCTCACTCCAACATCTTCCCCAAAAGGCTCCAAAATAACCTCCTCCTGACACCGTAGACATGTAATCTATCTCTTCTTCTAGATTATTCTCTTGGAGAGCTTGAAATGCTCCTAACGATTGAGTTGCAGAACGAATTCCACCACCAGACAAAGATACACCAACTGGATTTCTTTCTTTGTTACGATTTAATTTTTCATTGCGGCTTCTAATGGCTGCACGTTCTTGCTTTTTTAGCTCTTCTGGATATTCATTCATTTAAAACTCCTGCCGTTTTCCCGAATCCATTCTAAAGAAGTTTCATAGGAGTATAATTTATCTTCAAACATTGACCATATTACCAAAGAACCCTTAGGCCTGTTGAGCAGCTCATCAAAGAATCCTTTTTTATTGTCTGACTTAAGCCAACCATTCTCTATGTCAGAATAATCACCCTCATATTCATTCTTAATGTTTATTATTTTTTTACGCTTTAACATTTTTCCCTTTAATCAAAATCATCAGTTACAAAAGAATATCCCTCAGGATCTAAATACGTATTGTACTCAGATCCGATATAATCATGCCTGCATTCTACAGCATGACTCTTATTGTTTTTATTCTTCATGCTGTCTTGAACTATCTTCTTCAATTCCCAATATGTAACACGTCTACCATACTCATCATTTATTACATTTTCTTTCAACTGTAAAAACTCTTCCCAGTCCTTCCAAGAATTAACTATAATATATTTGGGGTCGCTTACAGCCAAACAGCCATCAGGAGCATAATAAGATATTTCTGGATGCACGGATTGAAAACAAAACTGCCATCTACCCGTAATCTTTCCAATGTGAGCCTTGTCAAACCTATCACAGCAATTACACTTATTATATATCATATAATAATTCGTTCCCACAGATGCCTCCCACTGTATTTAACAATTCCAAACGATAACAAACACAATAAAGGCAACTAAGTCCACCAAAGAGCCTCAATTGCCTATTATACGTATTTCTTTTTGAATTCTTTATAATCTAGAAGGAATGATATGTCAGTTGTTTTGAAGTTTGCACTCATTGATGTTTTTTTGTTCCCATACTTATGCCACCAAAGCTCATTAAACTCAATTCCATTTATTGAAATATATCTACCAGAATTCAACTGGCCATTTTTAAATAAGTCCGCAAATTTCAATGGATTTTTTTCATTCCATTCTGTCACCCAATCTGGAACTAACACATTATCTCCAAAATCCTTGTTGAAATCTCCATAGAAATTCTTCACCTTTGAAGCAAGATTAATTATAGCATCCTCATATGTTCTTCCTCCAGAATCCAAATTATCATCATGCCATCTTTCCCATCTTCCCGACTGCTCAAAATAACGCATCGCTCCAGATTCCAGCCATATCTCCACATGATCTTCCTCCCACTCATAACCAAAATACATCTTATAAGGAACTCTTAAATTTGGCAACTGAAACTCAGTCTCCAACTTCAAAAATCCGTCATCATCTAAGTGCTCCAGATGTATCTCTTTATTGTTTTTAGATTCTTCTAAAAACGACGTATACCTTGGATTATTTTTACTTATATAAATATCCTTAGGTGACATATTTAAATCATAACTATTGCGGCAACAGTTTCTAATATTCATATCTATATTCATCTCTCTCCACCCAAAAGCTGGATGATCTTCTATAAAACTATACGCTCCTTGAAAATCATTCATGATTTCCTCAGACATTTTTAATTCTTTCATTTTATCTCTTCCTTATAACAAATAAAAAGACTACCATCTTTATTCTCAGCCCAATTTTGAAATGCGTTGAAAATTCTGAGGCACTTAATACTACAGCAATCTTTATTAAATTGAAGCGGAGCCTCAATATTGCACGTTTTGCATCTAGTTGATACTCTTTTACTCCTGAAAAATATCTTTGGCCAAAGCACTTTATCTCATATCATCCATTAAATCTAACAATATCATCTTTAATTTCTTTGATGTTTCTTTGTTAGCTGACAAATAACCTTTTTCAAAGTCGCTGCAAGCTTCTACGTTTGAAACATTTTCCATCTCATCAATTAGTCTTTTCAATCTGTCATACATAATTTAACCTCGGTTGATAATAAAAAAGCTGTACTATATTATAGTACAGCTTTTTTATCTATTTTTACATAATCTCTGTTAAATTAATTAACTTCTCCAAGAATATGTTGTAGTTCTATAAACTCCTCTTCAAACTCTTCTTCCCAAGGCAGTTTTCCTTTAGTATCACACCAAACCAACTGCAATGCTTTAAAACCATTTTTAAAGTGACAACCAGTTACTGTCATCTTTTCTTTCATTTCTTCTTTGCCAACTTCTATGAAAACCATAGGAAGTCCGCTTTCAGTGTAGTTGGAATACTTCTTCCCTAATTCTATTTTTTTACCTTCCTTCATCTCAGATCCGATCTTATTGATAAAAAAAGCAGAAACGTCTGGAGGCAATCCACTCACAATAAGTTCTGGAAAACCATATTGAGTTAATCCTGTAGAATAAGTGAAAGATGGACGATCCGCTACTCCGGTAATGCTCCATCCTATTCCTTCCGTCATGTTTTTAACTACATCTTTATGAAAGTCATCCATGCTCATTTAACCGTCTCCAATTTATCTTCTGGCAAATTAATAACTACATAAGGCATTCCATGGGGCAAAGATTTCCACATTTCTTTAGGAGCACAGTATTCCATAAGATTAAGACCAATTGCTAGAACTAATAAATTTTGACAATCATTATGTTCTCCCCATTGATATCCATCTTTTGTCTGACAAAAATTAAGAAAAGACTGCCCTCCTCCTTTTCCTTTCATGAATCCATCTTCAAATTCGGAAAGCCACTTGATCACTTGATCTTTCTTCTCATTAAGCCTTTTCGAATTTAAGCAAAAAGTTTCTACAATTCCTTCAACTACCACTGGAGCTGCAAAACCTTCTGAAATACATCTTCCACCAGTATCAACTTCTTCTTTCTTATAAAGAGAATCCTTTAACGCTTCTTCTATTTTTTTTGCTGAAATCATTTTGTTCATCCTTTGTTTAGTTGATATAACATAGAGGCCTTTTCCCACTTGTCAACTCATTTTTCAAAGAAAACGTTTATTCATCTCTTTTAAAAGCTTTTTGTCAATATCAATATCATTTGATGCAACTATAGAGTCTGCTCCACAATGACAAAGAGCTGTAGCCTTTTCATCAGTCCACTCTTTTATTTTTTTTGGATTGAATATTCTAAAACAAGAGAAACATCCACATTCGCTGCTTTTCCCTAAAGACTCTCTATTGTTAGTAGATTTTCCATGTAAGAAATCAAGATATTCATTAGAGTAATTCTTTTTCCTTGGATGCTTTTTCATTTCCAGTCCTCCGAAAACAAATAACAAAGCCACTTGTCAAAATAAGAATTAAGTTCTATAGATCTTTTATGACTTCCCAAATGATGTATTGTGAAATCTTTTCTGTTTTGCATTTTATCAGCTATAAGCATATCTCTGCAGTCCTTACTCATAGGGCCAACTAAATCAAATATATCTTCATTAGATGAAACATAGTCAGTATCTTTGCAACAAAGGTAATCATTAGCCTTCTTTGAATACTCTACCGCAAGATAATAAGAAGCGTAATCTTTTAAATAATCAAATCCTAATACATTACATTGAACTATCGGATGAAAGCAAAATGCATCCTTTGCAGTTTGGGAAGCTTGAATCATATCAAGAATTGCCAATCCCTCCGTAATATGATTGATTAGCAGAACTTGCGACCTTTCCGCCTTACTGTCTCCATAGAACTCAGATATTACTTCAAATGGTTTTTTCATCTTGAGAACCTTTATTTAATCCATCTTCAAAACTTTTATTAACTAATTCTTTTTCTTTCTCTTTATCCCCCATAAATTTACTTTTGAAGTATTCAATTTCTTCAATGTATTTTTGAAGATCTTCAATGTTGTCTCTATGAAGTATGCGGAATGAGAAAAAACATGGCATTCCGTTTACAGATCTTGGGCCTGCTTGATCATAGTACTCATACATCAATCCAATTGTCTTTGGCTCAATTCCTTCAAGACCTCCAAGCGCCAATGGCATGAAAACCATACCAACATCTTGCTGAAATCTTCTAGGATCAATCATCCTGTCATGGAAAATCTTGCCATCACAAATGCCCATAGCCAATTCTCTAAGATTTTTCTCGTCAAGAATTGGTATGCCTTTTGATTCATCTTCTTCACTTTCACTCATCTTTCTTATTCCAGTTGCACGTTTCATACTTAGGCTCGGTAAATAAACCTTCCTTTCTTTCTTTTTTATGAGTTTTACTTTTAGCCATTTCCAATATCCGATTATCTGCAGCCACAGCTGCAATTCCCACATAAATTTCTACCACAAACCATTGGGCCATGTGTTTCGCCACAATTGAAAGTTGCCTTTGTTCCACATCTACATTTTAAATTCTTATGCCTTTCGCAATTAATCTTTTTACATTTTCCAACCCAACATTCAAGGAATCCGCAGACTTCACTTGAAATTACTCCATCTAAAAATTTATCATTGTTCATAATCAGTCCACTCCTTTGTTGAAAATGTATAGACTTCACTCGGCTGAAATCTATCCTTATAACTTAAACTTTGACAGCCTTCAATGTAAAACCCCATATAAAGATGTTTGAAATTAAGATCTTTACAATGCTGTATTCCATTTAGTATTGCGAATGTTCCAAGAGAGTATTCTAAATAATCTGGATCGTAATACGTATACATCGAATAACATGTCGTTTTTGTTACTACAAGATAATTTACACACACTAACTTATTATTCAAGTAGAAATGTATTTGTTTTAAGCATTTAGGCCCATTTACAAAATTAATTAGGAAGTGATGCCTGTCAGGATACTTTTCATCCCAATTTCTTGTTTCACTTCTCCATGATGAATGCTTAAAGTATAAATCAAAACATTCATCATAGTACTTAATATCCTTTACAACAACTTTAACTTCTTTACACTTCTTTAAAACTCTTTTAAAACTTTTTGATAACTTGAATTCATTTACTTTAAGCCTGTAAGGTTTGCAGGCAGTGCAAGATTGACAATTCGGTCTCATATTTACACTTGAGAACAGAGCCCATCCCTTCTTTAAATCATTGTCTATTTCCGAAGGAGCAAACTGCCTTTCATTACACTCCTTCAGTTTTATACGCCAATTTTTATTCCTCAGATATTGACAATTCCCATACTCATATCTTACCATTTTTACTCCTGCACTATTTTTCTACATCTCTTTAGCTTCTCTTCACTGTATTCAAACTCTCTTCTGCCAAACTCCAATGTTTCTTCAAGAGTCAGAAGCCTATAATAACGCCCTTCATCCCTCTTATTAAACTTATCCATAAACTCATCCTCAGAAAGAGATCTGCTGTGAGCATAGAAATGCCCTTGAAAGAAATATTTATTTGCCTCTTGAGTAGAAGTAATCGACACTCTTGATATCCTCTTCTCCAATAAGAATTCGAATTTATCCCAGTTTATTTGATGTGAATTTTCCAGACTGTCATTTATTTGAATTATCAACCTTCCAAGAAGATCTCTAACATCTCCCTTTTCAAGAGTTATTTTAGTCTTCATCAACTTCTCCCACTTCTTTTGCAACTTCTAAAAGCCACTTCATATATTCTTTATCATTAAATATGGGCTTTATCAAGCTCATTCCTCTTAATCCATAACTGGGCTCTTTGTCTTCTTTCATATTCTTGATTACTTTCTTTTCATAAATTGCTTTTACTTTTTCAAGAAGAGCTTTGTCTGTTCCGCAGCACACATCAAATGTACACCAATCATCTAATAAATATCCACCACGCATTCTTTTGCCGAACATAACATCATATGTTCCAATAAAATACTTATCGTTTATAATCTCGCAATCATATAAAAAATTTGTCTTAAAAAAATGTTCTATGTCTTTATTAAACACCTTTTCTCAGCCTTGCAATATGAAGTACACATTGAGATGTTACATCGTTGCCTTGAATAATTGTTGACATGTTGTCCAATATCTTTCTCTCATAGAATTCAATATCCTTATTACTTTCAAAAACGTTTAATTTTTTGCAAACTTTTGAAATAACTTTATGGTAACTTGGGCCTCTCAATCCTCTCATTATATTCATAATCAAGTTTCCACCGAAGCAGAGAACTTCATCAATTATTTCATCCACATACTTACTATGATCTGGGAAGTTCTCCTCAAACGAAGAGCTGACTGTGAGAGTTTCTGTATTTCTAATGGTGTCATTCTCATCGTAAATTATTGTCCCGACAAGTCCATTCAACTTATGGGATGGAATCTCTAAAAGGAATTCTAAATCTTTATCAATATTCATATTTATATGCTTCTTATTTTAAATTATATAACTATAACATAAAGCCTAATAATGATTTGTCACTGTGGAATGGGATATTTTTAGGAGTATTAAGAAAATACTCCATGAGAGATTCTTAATGTACCTCTGATATATCTTTCAAATTCTTTGTTTACTACTTTTTGAGATAACTTCGTGGGTGAATATATACTATCTATGTTTTCTTGAGACCATACAATCAAAGCCCCACAGTCATAAATATCGTTAAATGGGAAATATACGTCAAATGAATAAAAAGATTCCTTTTCAGGAATTTCTATAGATTTATACTTAATATCCGTTGAGCTATAGCTCACCTTTACTCTACTATGTCAGTAGTAACATACTTTACATCTATCATAGGGAGATTCTTCATTATTCTTTTTATAGTAATTGAAAGTTCTCTAGCCATTTCAACAGTTCCATAGCTAATTTCAAACTCAATGTTTAACTTTAGAAACATGCTCATGATCTCTTCCTTTATAATAAACCTACTGTCCTTCACCGATATCAACGGCAGGATACTAAAGCTTCTTATCATCTCTTTCGCTAAATCTTCAACTGCCAATCTATTGAAAGTAGATACAACTATACCTGTTTTGAAATATAGAGTTACTGTCTTAAACATATCATCCATTCCTCAGTCTTCCTTTTCTTTATCAAACAATCCAGTTATCATGTGTCCAAGATTATCAGCATTACATATTGGCTTTAACTCTTTCAAGAATGATAAAGACTTGTTTATTTTTTCCATTTTATCTTTAGTCTTTTCATCTTTTAACAACTCTTTAATTCTTCTCTTCAGATAAGCACTTCCCATAAGAGCTTCGCTTATAACCGCTCTTCTTGCCCAGTATTCTACCAATGTAGGATTCTTTGACTCTGTATCTGACAAAACTTTTTTATATTGATCTATTGTTTTCATTAATTCTCTTCTTTAGTATAAACCATAATTCCACTATCAACCTTCTTGGAATCTTCTACTTTCACTTCATAGATAACCGTATATCCATACGATCTGTCCTCATGAGTGTCTTTTATACGATCTTCATCCATGCTTAATTTAAACCAGAGCTTAACACACCCCCAACCTTTTAAAGTTTTTTCATCTGTTATCTCAGTCCAGCAATACTCAGGCATATCATTATCCAATTCCATTATCAATAAAGCACGTTCTACACTATTATCAATCTTATAGTAAAACTTTCCCCCAGAATATGGGCCTTCATAATGGCATCCTTCAATTACTTGGTACATGTTAAAATCCTACTTGTCATATTTAATGTCAAAATCATTTGGAAGGTCGTCTGGTTTAACAAACAAAGTAGCTCCTTCCACATAAGGAATTTTACTCCATACAATAAGAACTCCATCTTGGTTCTTACGCATAAAACTAGTATAGGCATCTAGATGTCCAAACTCATTACAATCAGACATCTCCTTTCTTCCATATCAACAAACATCCTTCTCTCTTTCCAATCTTATCGCAATCTTCGCATAATGTCTTAATTAAACTATCAATAGACTCATTTCTAGGATGGAAATAAACCCTTATGGATCTAAACTTTGTCTTTATTTGAAGTATGTTGAACTCTTTTTTGTAGTCAGGATTTTCATTTAAATATTTTTCTATGCTATCTAAAAAAACCTTAGCCATGTCATAATACTCAATAGGAAGAGAATATTTATATCCATCATTGTCACTTAGAAAATCATATACTTTATCAAACTCATAAAACATATCATCAAACATATCATCAATGTCATATATATACTTACTCATCACCCTCTCTCACTTTTAAAACCTCTCTCAGAGCCATCAATAGCTTTCCTAGCATATTCTTACCCTCATTGCAATAAACTCCCCAATGAGTGTCTCTCCACCAGTTAGTCTCTTCCAAGTACATAGTGCCAGTATCAATAAGTTTCAACTTTATATCTTCGTTCTGTGTAAACTTATAAACTAAAGCCTCAAGCATTATACTATCTTTAACTTCTTCCCAGTCTTCCCTAACTTTAACGTTTCTTCCCCATTTCTTTATCTCATTCAAAGGAAGGAAACGAGCTTCTTCCTGCTGCTTCTCGCTTTTTGACTTCATTGCCTGATAAAAGTGTTCCGAAGTAGGCCATATTCTTGCATCCTTATCGATGAAGCTTGCCTCATGGAAATTACTTAAATATCTATGATCTCTAAAAAAACCATAAACTGATTTTTCAGTCACAAGATAAACGCTGTCTACTTTTTCATCACTCATATTACTACCCTCTAATTATCAAAGAAAAAGACAAAGCGACCATTCTTTCCGTTGCCACCAGCTTTTTCTTTCAATTCAACTGCATGGTTATACATGTGTTCGAATTCATCTTTATCAAGATTCTCAATTATTTCATCCGCAGTCATGTAAGAATGTGAATGTCCATCAGAATCCATTCTGTCTGACTCATGCTGACACTCTTCTGAACAATTTGAAGGAAGACCCCTTGGATAATCTATTGGATCTCCATTTGATCCCCATCCCCCACGAACTCCAGCAAGAGAGAAAAATAAAGAATAATCACGACCAACATCCCAATCCATCAACCTAACATCAATCTCTGGCTCATCCTCATACCCAGAATCTCTATATTCTTTGGCAGAATCTTGAGCCATCTTAAGCCAATCAGTTTTTTCATCCCAAACAAACAGCCAACCTTCAGCTTTTCCTTTCCTTACAGCCTGATAATCATTGTACTCAAAAACCCAAGGAGATACTTCAAAATCACTCCCATAGTTCTTGTAATTGCTAGGAGCACAAATCTCCCACTCATTAATTCCTTCGTTGTACACTTCAGCATACAGATGTATGTCGCATCCCATAAGTTTTTCTCCTTAAACAGCTTACGTCTATTTTACGTGTGTTTGTGATTCAATTATTGCACTGTTGGAAATCCTAACAGCCTTTACCATCTTTCTAAACTTCTTCCAATTACTAGCTCCAGCATATCCCAAAGCCGATCTCATGTTGTTTTCAATTCCAACTACAAGTTCATCCGTATCCCCGCCATAGTGAATAAGCCCAGATACGCCTTCTACTGATGATTCCTTTAAAACTCCTTTCCTAGCAGCTACACTTGCCATTCCTCTGTATTCTTTGTACTTCGTGCTATCTTTAAACATAAAAGCACTTACATCATCATACTTACAAAGGAATTCTCTGTCCTTTCCGAAACATGACCCAGGTGCTAGAGATGTAGCTGCAAACATTTTCCCCAACATAACCAAATCAGCTCCAAAAGCAATAGCCTTTATTATATCACCATTACTCTTTATTCCACCATCTGCGATCAAAAGAGCTGTCTCCTTTACTTCAGCGCAATCCTGAACTGCTGTCAACAGAGGGACACCAAAGCCCGTATTAAGCCTTGTGGAGCAAATAGATCCAGAACCTATGCCAACTCTTATTGCCCATGCTCCAGCGGCCTCTAAACGCACAAAACCGGATTTGGTAGCTACGTTTCCCGCTATGATCTTGGCCGTTGGCAAACTACTCTTAATATATTCGACTGTATCAACACACTGCTTAGAATCTCCATGAGCCATATCAATAAGAAAATTAGACACGTTTGAACTAATTAGCCCATCTATCCAATCTTTATACTTAGAGACTGATCCTACCGAAAAGAATCTATATTTACTGGGCTCACCCCCGCTTATCCTGTCAAAATCATGCAAGGAAGCTTTCAACTGTTCTTTATATGAATTAAAATATCTATGAACTGCTGTAGGTATTTCCTTTTCAACTAAGTACTTATCCAACTCCTTTGAATACACTCTATCCATAGGAGAAGATATTATTGGCATGCCAAACTCGCCAGATGATATATCGCAAACACTCCTAGAAGGTAATTCAGAATACCTTGGAACTAACAATACATCATCACATGAAAAAGTTTCTCTCAGCATAATCTAGCCTCTTTATTTATTATATTTTCAATCCATCAATAATTCCTTTTAGGAATATGATATTCAGATCAGCACATCCACCTTCTGCAAAGACAACTGGAACTTCTTTAATCCCAAGACTAATTGCCGCATAAAACCTATGCGCACCATCTAAAATGTAATTCTCGGCATTGATTACCAACGGAATTAAAATTCCTCTTTCACCTATGCTCTTGCAAATATGTTTAATATCTCTATATTCCATAGACTTTATTTTGCAATTTAAATCTTTCACTCTAATATTCATACATCGCTCATATAAATTTAGATACTTTAAGCTCACCCATGTGAGTAACTGCGGAAAGAAGACTTTCCATGCTTGCTCTTTCGTTCCACTTTCTAGAGCACTCATCTTTGTCAAAGTCTGCAGTTACAATATCACACTCTCGGCATGATATATAGTGTATTCCCTTTATATCAAATTCCCTTGGTGAATCGAAACATTTGAAGCAATTTCTTACACTCAAAATGTATCTCCTTTTAACCTTTTGTTATCTCAAAACTAATCGTCTTGATCTTCCCTCTAGCACTATCTCTCAAAATATCATCTATGTTTGTTCCATTTGATGCTTTCAATCTCATTTCATCAAAAAGTTCATCATCAGTAATATCATCTTCTTCTATGCCATAGACGAAACATATTTTTTTACCTTCGACAACCATTATGTCAGGTTCTTTAAACTGATATCTCTTACTGTCAATAGTCAATTCTATCGCATCAGTCATAACATTTCTACACACTTTCGTACACTTGCCATTTATACTATGGCCTCCAAAATACTTTGTCAATTTTGTCTTTACAGTTTTTTCAAGCATTTCATATATTGCATATCTATTATTCATTCAACTTCACCATTCCCACGCATACACAAATTTTTCATATAATGCCATTCTATTATATCTTCAACTGATTCCATTATACCAATACTTGGCTTCCATTTTAAATGTTTATTCGCTAAATTATAACTAGCAACCAATTTAGATGGATCTCCATCTCTTCTTGGGCCTATCTTATATCTAACTTTCTTGCCAGAACATTTCTCTACAATCTTAATTAATTCTAAAATTGAATACCCCTTAGATGTTCCAAGATTAACCGTCTTATTGCATTCATTTGAATTAAACAAAATTCTCTCAAGTGCTGCCACATGAGCATCCACCAGATCCAATACATTTATGTAATCCCTTACACATGTTCCATCCTCAGTATTAAAGTTATCACCATTCACAGTAAACTCTTTATCATTTAATGCACAGTCTATCAATATTGGCAAAACATGCGGCTCTGGGTTATGATGCTCACCTATATTATAACTCTTATCATTACCACATACATTGAAATATCTAAATATGTAATAATTCACATCACAGTCTTTAATATAATCTTCACACATTATCTTTGAACTTGCATAAGGATTTATTGGATTAATCTGATGTTTTTCATCAATAGGTAAGTACTCAGGATTTCCATATGATGAGCATGTAGAAGAGAATATAATATTTTCAACATTGGCTTCCTTCATTGAACTCAAAATTCCTAAAGTTGCGCCGCAGTTGTTTTTATAATACATAAGAGGCTTTTCCAAAGACTCCCCAACATATGCATAAGCAGCTAAATGTATTACAGCCTTTACATTGTTGGAACTTAAAACTCCTCCTAAAAAGTAATTCCCCAAACCAATATCTGTTTTTATGAACTTTGCTCTTTTATCAACAGACCACCTGTTTCCACGAGACAAATTATCTACCACAACTACACGGTATCCCAAATTACACAATTTCCTTACAACATGAGATCCTATGTATCCTGCTCCTCCTGTAACCAATATGCTGGAATCTTCTATTTTCAAAACATTATGCCCATCTATTAATTTATATCTTTTACAATAAAGACTTTCTTAGCAGCTCTTGTTATTGCTGTATATAACCATCTCTTGCTGTGCTCTCTAAAAGCATAAGCCTCATTTAGCACAACTACTTTGTCCCATTCAGATCCTTGACTCTTGTGACAAGTTATAGCATAACCATAATCAATCTGAGCATATCCTTTGTGAGCATAGTCATTTCCAAACTTAGCCGGAAAAGCTTTTATCAACCTACTATCATACTGACTGTATTTCAAGCCAAGTTTAAGTTTATGTTTATGGAAAACATGAGGCTCGGCAACTATTAACTTTTCTTCTTTCTTTCCAAACAATGGGCCAGCTGCCTTGCAATTAGCCGTAACTCCCATGTATTTATTCAATACGATAAATTGTTGACCATTGTAGACACCGAAATCTCTATTGTTGCAATTTACTATTATCTTTTCGCCAAGCTCTAATTCTTTTTTATAGCCATGAAATTCTCTATACAATTCATTAATGGAAGACCTTGTGGCATTTCTTCCACATATGATCTGATCAGCTTTAATCATAAACTCTACGCCTATGCTATCTTTTACAACGGCATCCTTCTTAACGCCATACTTTCCATTTTTTAACTTGTTTCCCTTCCTTGCCTCTAATGCCAAATCGACTATTCCAGAATCCTTGTCCTGTCTGTGTATCTCTGTCAACTTCCCATCTAACTCTTCTTCTGCCATTAGATTAAACTCTGACTTTACAGGTGGCAATTGGCCATGGTCTCCAACATAAAGAATCTTAACTCTTTCCTTCGAGAGGTCATTGTATATCTCTTCAGACACCATGGATGCTTCATCTATAATAACCAACTTTATACTTAAATCTATCCCTCTTTTTTCAAATCCAACGAGAACCTCATTCTCTATAAGAGGTTTATACATAAGACTGTGAATAGTTACAGCATCATCCACTCCCTTTCTTCTCATTACATCCGCAGCCTTTCCAGTATACGCAGCATATTCTATAGCACTTAGAGGAATTCCCAAAGCCTTATGAACTTCTTTAATCAATGTTGTTTTGCCAGTTCCGGCTAAACCCCCGACTTTCCAAAGATCACTGCCTTTTTCATCCTCGTACCACATCTTGATTGCCTTTAACATGTCTTTCATAAAATCATTTAATCCTATAAATAAGAAGAGTAATACAGACTATAAAAAGAATTATACTGTATGGATTTGGAGCGAATAGAGAACCAACAAAAGACCCTAAGCAAACGGCATTCAACTGACTGCCATTCATCCAGCCCAATAAACTTTCAAATAAGTACTTCATTGCTTCTCCTTAGTCCATGAATTTTTCTTTTAAAATAAAGATCTTCCTTTCAGCATCATTTTGAATCTGCCTAACTCTCTCTCTTGTTTTTCCAACTACATCCGATACTTCCCTAAGAGTCATTCTTGGCAGTTTTGTCAAACCATATCTCAACTCCAATACTCGCTTCTCTCTTGGCAGAAGTGTGTCTATAACATCGTAAAGAAGATCAATCTTCTCTTCTTCTTTTAACCTGTCAACAATTGAGACATAACCATCATCTGGTATTATTTGCTCCAAGGTAGAATCTTCAATTGGAGTGCTGATTGATATTGTATCCTTATATGCTGAAAGCATTAGATTGTTAACCGAATGCAAAGATAATCCTGTCAGCTTTGCCAATTCTTCATTGGAAGGATCTCTATCATTCTTTTCTTTAAATTCATTTTTGGCTTTTCTTATCTTAAAAAGCTGAATTCCAGCTTGACATGGTATCTTAATATTACGATTATGTAAAGACAAAGACTTTCTAATAGCTTGCTTGATCCACCATGAGGCATAAGAGCTAAATTTAGCTCCTTTGTCGGGCCTAAACCTTTCAACTGCTTTCATAAGTCCCATATTGCCTTCTTCTATAAGATCCATAACAGGGACGCCTAGATTTCTATAATCATGAGCTATCTTAACTACCAATCTTAGATTTGACAGTATGAACTTTTCACGAGCCTCTTCATTTCCATTTTCAATCTCTTTGGAGAGAAATGCTTCTTCTTCCGAAGTCAAAAGGCCATATTCTTCTATATCCTTTATGTAAATGGTCATCAGCTGTGATGGATTATCACCGGATTCCATATTCTTCTCCTTTTTGCTTTTTATTATTTTATGATATACATTAGTATACCATTTAAAAATTCAATTATTATTAAATACCTTTAAATAAAGTTACTTTCGTTTGTCAATCTTTAATTTAACATATAAAACTGACACTGCAATCAAGATAAAAGGCAATATTAGTATGAAGATAATACTCCGATAAAACGAAAGTCTCATATCTCTTGACAACACTATTCCCAATGACAACCAAACTATAATTAAATATGTAATAAAAATAAACATCTTTATTCAGTTGAAACTTCAATCCTAAATCTAGAACTACTCAACACTTGTTTTACGCCAAACTTGTCGTATACTTTTAAGAACTCGGAACTTGTACTTCCATCAACAATATAAGAAACATTCAAATCAAACTCCTCCTCATATCCTGAATTATCCAGACACACCGCATCCCACACATAGTCATTGTTTAGAATTATATCCACATAACAGTTGAAAACGCAAGATGAGTGGTCTTCTACTTTATAATTTTCATTTTTTAGTGCTTGGACTGATGCTGCATACATCTCATTGTCAATACCTTTATCCTTCCCAAAAGCCTTATGTATGTCTTCCAACCTCGAAATCTCGTGATTGTCAAAAAAATAATAATCCTCATCACAAGAAGATACTTTCCATCCTCTTGAAAGCTCGTCGCCTATTCTTGATCTTATCTTAAAATTAGACATATTGGAATCTTTTAATCTTGAGAATCCCATGTGCATGAAGTATGCTTCCGCTCTTATTGAAAAAGAATTAGCACTTTCCAAAGAATCAACAATAAACTTTTCATCATACATTACCTGAAGAGATTGAAAGTTTATTTTCTCATATTTTATATAAACTGCAAATCCCGTTAACTTCTTTACGATTGAAATTAAGATGCAATTAACAGTATAAGATGTTTCGTCTGAAACAAGTATTCTGTTAAAATCAATCTTCAACTTCTTCGCGTTCAATTTTGAATCTTTCATTGTTACACTCTATTGTATTTCCAACTTTGTCAAAAACCTTTATTAACTCAAGGCCTTTTGTATTTTCTTCGAAACAGTAGCCAACACCAACGTCAAACTTATCCTCCATTCCAATATTATCTAAGCACACTGCTACTTCAAATATCTCCTCCTGTGCAACTTTTGAGTTTGGGAGAAACTTTTCAACCAGATCTAAATGTAAAGATTTATCTTGAACGTCATCAATGCCATTTTTGAGCCTATTCATCAACTCTTCTATTGCACTTTCTTTCAATTCAATACTTCCACGCTCGATGATTGCTTTTATTCTTATACTGTTTTCAAAATTATCTACTTCATCTTCACCATCTAAAGAGTTCACAACTAGAAACGAATGGCCAAATCTCAGTATTGACTTGGCAACAGCAATCTTTCTATCTGCTTTTTCTTCGCCTTTCATGGCAGACGCAAGTTTTAAGCCTTCGTTGTAAGCATCTTCTGGAGTTTCATCCTCAAAATTACACTCAATGTTTTCAATTATCTGTGACATCGGAGCTGCTAATATTTCTGCATTAGTCATATTATCAATGTTAACCTTTTTTACTGTAGATTCTACCTGACTACCTTCTTCGAAACTTAAATATTCGTCATAAGGGAAAAACAATGGGAGGCTATTGGTTATATCTCTATAATCCTTTCTCCTCTTGGTTTCTGCAATTGCAAGCATCTCTTTCTCAGCTCCAGAGAAAGAACCAAATGATCCTTTCTTTGTTGTTTGCAGTTTTGCGGTTCCATATGCGCCATAGTAACCTGTAAGCTCATACTTTTGATGCCTGTTGTAGGTTATACTTAAAATATAAATCTTATTAGAGTTATATTCCTTGTGATGTAATATTTTTGATGTTGTATTTTTCATAATTTCAATATAGTTTATATTTTAAATATTTCTACTCGATTAAATCTTTTTTATAGATAAAAAGTTCTCCGTTCGATAGAACTGGAATCTCATAGGCCAAATGATCTCCTTCATACATAACCCACATAAACGTGGACTCTGTCCAATTCATCTGTTGGCCCCAAGGCCACCAATCCCAAGCTTGATTCACAGTTCTACCGCTCATTCAAACTATTTCCACTTATTCGGAGCTGCTTCCATGACTTCATCCGCAAGGCCATAATCAACTGCTTCCTGTGCAGACATCCACTTGTCACGATCAGAATCTTTTTGAAGTTCTTCTTTTTCCTTACCGCAATGCAAAGCCATTTTTGTATACAGGTATTCATTAAGATATTTGGAATTTGCCATTGCTACTTCCATATCTACAATTGTTCCTTGCGTTCCAGAAGATACTTGATGCATCATGATTCTTGTTGAGGGAAGAATGCATCTCAGGCCTTTACTCCCTGCGGACAATAAGAAACATCCCATTGAAGCACACATACCAAGACCAACCGTTCTAACAGGAGACTTCAATTGATTCATTGTATCATAAATTGCCAGTCCTGCAGTCACAGATCCACCGGGTGAGTTTACATAAATTGTAATTTCTTCCTCTGAGATGGCGTCAAGATAAAGCAATTGTGATATAACAAGAGAACTTGTTCTTTCATTAAAGTCTTCATCTAAGTAAACTATTCTGTCTTTCAGCAATCTTGAATAGATATCATAGCTCATGTGACCGTCTGATGTCTTTTCTCTTACTGAAAGAGGGTGCATTGATTTTTCATTCATTTATTATTTTCCTTTTTATATTGTCCAGATACATTTCTATCTGTTTGTTTTACTTCTTCTTACGCCAACCTTTATAATCTTCTTCTTGAATATTCCAATGATCTTGCTTCCATCTTGTTCTCGTCTTCCTTATGACAACTCTATCATAGTAATTTTCAAGTATGCTCTCTATCAACGATGCATCTGAGACATTTTTGGCAATTCCAACTATTCCTCTGTTGTTTGCATACTTTGACTCTACATCTCCATAAATTAAATACAAGCCGTTTCTTTCAATAAGATCTATATTTGTTATAATCACATTGAACAGATTGCAATAGTCCATTCTTCATTCTCCTTTAAAATCTAATATAAAGCGTAATCTATTTTTTTCCACTCCAAAAAAAAAGTTCTGCGAAATAATCACAGAACTTTTACCAAATCTATATTTCCTTTCAATATCTCATTCTTCTCGATATGGTTTGATATATGTCTGAAACAGTTAATGCTTTTTCCAATTCTCGCTCATTCAATTTATATTCCTCAAATTCAAATAACAATTGGCCCATTAATCTATCTGATTTCTTCCTATCATCGCAGCCTATTTCCAATAGCTTATCTCTAAAATCAATATCGCGAGGCCTTTTGTCAACTATATAGCCTATTATGTTTTTTAGTTTTGCTTCCAGTATATCAACCATCTTGTACCTTCTTATATTATTGTTAAATAACCTTAATAATATCACTTTGCAGTGTAAGTAGTAAGTACTCTCAAATCCTCCCAGATTTGATTTACATGTATATCTTCGCAATTCTCATAAAAGCGCCTTAAACGCTGTCTATATTTTATTATATGGTGATTTATAGAATTTCTTTAACTTCTCTGCTTATAAGTAGTAATCCTTCATACTTCTTTCGCTCCCAATTCCACCATTCATCCTTAAACTTAAAATATTTCTTCTTTGCCTCACTCTGCAACGTTTTGTGAATATCTAAAAAAACTTCTTCAGCACAGGTCTCGCACAACTCTATATCCTGATCAAACCCATCCATCCCAATGCTGTAGAATCCAAATGAAAAATTCAGGGACGCTGTTTTCTCAACTCCATCACTGTCAAAAACTTCGCCGCACTTACAGCAAAATAAACCAAATACTTCAATTTCTTTCATACCTAATGATTTTTTCATACCATCTCCAATCTATAATCAAGCAAAAGAAGCTCACCTTTTTTTATTAATTTTGACGCTTGATTCCTTTTAACAATGTCTGTAATTGCAATTAATTCTTTAAAATAAATATCTACTTTTTCAGAATCCTCCCAGTTGCCATAGACAAGCCCAACTGTAATATCAAAAGTTCTAATCATAATATCATGAGAACTTAGCAGTAAATGACCAATGGCGTCTAACAAAGGACTAAGCCCAGCTTCAAGATATTCATCCCTCAGGGCATTTAGAGTTTTGTAATTCTTATTTAACTCAGCTACAGCTCTTATTAAATGCTTTAAACATATCTCATCATCTTTCCTCATGCCTTATACCTATATGTCTCATTATAAAATAAAAATAAAAAAAGGCCGACTATTGCTAGTCGGCCTTTTGCTTACATAAACATCTTAAACAGAAGTTCCAGCTTCCATCTCAACGATATCAACTACTTCATTGCTGTGGAATGTTTCTACAGTTGTACTGTCAAACTCAACTTGAATATTGAAGTCATCTTCGGATACACCATCCACAAACTTTATATCCGTTACAAGTCCTTCACTCTTATTGCCATCTTCTTTTACAAAAGAATAATCTTTATTCTTTAAAATTATATGATCTTGAATCTCTTTCTTCATCGAACTACTTTCCTTTTTTTATTTTACATGTCAAATTCTTTTTGACTATTATACTTCTGATCGATATCAAATCCTAATATCAAATTTCCTAATTCATTATACTTACTCTTCTCTTCAGGCAAGACTGAATTGAAAACCGTGTAGTTTAAAGCTTTTCCAAGGTCTTCATAGATTCTGTACATGTCGGCAATGTTAATAATACTTCTAGTACTAAATGGAGTAGTGCATTCTCCAGTTTTTATTGCTTCTCTGATACCATCTCTAAACCTTAGAATATCTTTTGCTACTTTGTCATTTCCTACTTTCTCTTTAAGTATATTCTTTTCTGCCTGCTTATTATAGCCAAATCTAAAATAAGCTGTCATTCTGTTTAGAATGGAAATGTCCAATGCGTCTCCTTGAGCAGTATATCCAGCCATTGACATGTCAGTCATTCCACGTCCCATTGTGTTAGCTGATAGGATAATACGAAATCCCTTGTGAGACTTTACAACACGTCCTCCATCAGTATCTAAACATATTTCTCGGACAGCACTGTCGCACTCAAGAATTCTATTCAATCCAATGGCAATATAGGAAGGAATTGCAGCAGCTTCATCAATATAAAGAATTCCAGGTTCTGCTCCTTCTATTTCTTCGCCATTATCATCAAGACCTTCAATCATTGCTAATTCCAAGATCCCTTTGACATGCTTAATAAAGTTCTGTTTTGTCACTTCATCAATCTCGATGGTCTTTTCGCCAAAGAATGATGAGCTGTCCATATCACGACGACAGTTTATTCTGAATACTTTTCTTTTAAGTTGCTTTCCAAGCCATTCGGTATACACGGTCTTACCACATCCAGTAGAACCCCAAAACCAAACATTGTGAGGTTTTTCGTCTGTAAGAATTGATCTAACGTCTTTATCGAATGATGGCGGTAGAAATGAGTGAGTTGTTCTTTTACGTCTTGGTTTTTTAACAACAGGAGAAGTCTTTGAAGCCTTTGGCTCGGCTCCTTCTTTACTTTCGCCTATAGAGTAAATAGTAAATGTTTTATCATCAACATCAAGATCCGTTGCATATCCTCTTTTGGATAGCTTCATTCTTACACGTGCATTCTTGATGTTTTTCTCAAGCCCTTCAATCTTGGGAGAATCCCACTTGCAGTGGAGCATTCCTTTGTTTTTCTTAACTATCTCAACTACCCTGTCAACTACTTCTTCATTTGTAAGCTTACTAGCCATTTTATACTTCTCCGAATCAATTTGTATTATTTAAGTTGATATAACTATAATTGCCATTTCTCTTTCTTCAACTAGAGATTGAACTTTTCTTTATACTTTTTACAAATTAAATTAACACTGTTATCAAACTTGTTATTTTTTATTTTATCCAATGAGGAAGAAATGATATCCCTCTTGGCACTTTCTTTACTGTCCAATCTGATTTCTTCAAATTCAATCCTTCTCGGAGAATAACCTTTCATTCTAAAAACAGAAATAATATCATAAGAATGAACATCTACTCCATCAACTGCCAATCTATCCAGATCACACAGCCAATCTATAGCATCAATATCGTTGACGAATTTTAATCCTCCATAAAGCTGCATCACTAGATCGTCTATCAACTTCTGATTTTCTTCGATGTTCATTTATATCTCCTTTAGAAAGATTCCTTTGGTGATTTCTTCTCAATTGGCAAGGCTGGAGGAATATACTCCTCATAAACTTCAAGCTTATTGTTTTTTGCTATATATGGAACTCCATATGCAGCGTTAATAGCATTCGTTGCATATGAAGAAGCCCTGTCATTGCTTGAACTCACAGCGGTTTTTTCATACACAACAATCCACATCTTATCAGCTTCTGCTTTATGCTCGGTTGGAATGGAATAATACACATGCGCAGATTTGTTATCATGGTACATCCAAATAGTTCCTAAAATTACTGATGATGCTGCAAACCAAAAGAATGCATACATCAGTCCATCGCCTATATCTAATTTCATTTTATTCTCCTTATTAATTTAATTAATTGTTACTGCGCCTTTAGTGATGATGTCGGCCATAGTCTTGTAAAATGCCTGACCCATTTTGTTTCCTTCAAGATGTATAAAGTTATCTTTTCCATAGAACTGTTGAGGCTCTCTGGTGTTTATTCCAAACCCATATACTTCTATCCCATCCTTACGACACTTACTACAAACATTTCTTAAGTTACCAGCGAATAAACGTTGGTTTCCTTGTCCTGCTTCTGGGTGTCCATCAGAAAGGGAAAATATTATCTTTCTTGTCTCACTCTTCTCTCTTAATCTCATTGAAGCATATTCAACCATTTCTCCATCAACATAATGCTTTCTTGAAGAAGATGTTGTTATTCTCTCCTTAGAATAAGCCCAATTTTCTTCAAAGCTCTTATAATGGTAATAGACGATTGGATTTGTACGAGTAAATCCATTTGTATTATTTGTTCGTGAATCATTACTCCAATATTTTGTAGTTCCACCAATAATTTCAAATGGAACTTTGATTGAATTTAAAGTTTCTCCCAGCGCCATAGCCAATAGTTGAATTTGAAGATACTCTCCCATAGATCCCGACTCGTCTATAACTATTGAAACTGCTGTATTTATAGATGAACCCGGATCAGTTGTAAAGAATACTTGCTTTGATAAACTTTTTGCTATCGCTGTATAACGCTTAGGATCAATCTTTCCTCTTGTCATATATGGATGTTTATATGACATCGCCATTGATCTTAAAGCTTGCTCTAAATAACGAGACATTCCCATTATATCAGATGCAACTCTTTCACGTCTTTCCTTATAAATTTTTCTCTCTCTCGCTCCTATCTCAGGAACAATATGCTCATCATCCTCTCTCTTACAAGTATAAGCCTTATCTTCAGGATCAACACTCTCTAAAAGCTTTTTGATGCTTTCTGCAGCAACATCTTCCAACTGAGTTCCTTGAGCCTGATCTTCAAGCATCTCTTCCAAAGTAGCCTCAGAAAGTTTTTCAGACTTCACATCTCCTTCATCAGCTTGATTCTTCTTTCCGCTTCTTTTATTTCCGCCACCACTCTTACTTTGAGAACTTTCATTTTGTTCAGAATCTCCTTCCTCAGATCCCGAATCTCCCTGACCTTTTCCTTGGCTTTCTGAGCTTCCTTCTCCTTCTGAATCGGATTCACCTTCTCCTTCGCTTTGGCCTTCTCCTTCTGAATCTTCTTCTCCCTCGCCTTCTCCTTGGCCCTCTCCACTATTATCATCTTCGGAATCTTCTTCTCCTTGGCCCTCTCCACTATTATCATCTTCGGAATCTTCTTGGCCTTCTCCTTCGCCATCTGACTCCTCATCGCCTTCCTCATTTCCCTGACCTTCGCCTTCATCTTCGCCATCTTCATTGTCAGGCTCCTGATTCATGTCTTTCATAATTTCATAAATCTTATCGGCAATCTTTAAACAGTCAGATGTGTTCTCAGCCAAACGAGTTTTGCAAAACTCCTCATAACATTCATCCATATAATCATTGGCTTCATCGGATACAGTCCAAGCAGGAACTAATCCTTCATACTTGAATGACATTCCTACCAACGCTTCCATGACTGGATTTGGCTCATAGTTTGGATTTTGCTTTTCTTTATTAATAGAAGTAGCATATTCCTTATTAAGTTCTTTGCACTGATAGCTTAATACTGGGCCTGCGCCTTTGTACTTCTTCTTCAACACGCCTTCCATTCTACGGTCTTCCACTGCATTCAATATTTTAAATTTTACACCAGATGGAGTTTTACCTTTTGGAAGTTTTGTTTCTGAGCAGTGACCAGCTTCATGGTAAACTTTACCTCTGAGCATCATCAATGTCTTGTGATTTAGAGTTCCAGTTCTTGGAATGTAAATAGTCTTTGTATCGACATCAGCATAAACAGATGGTTTATCGTGATATACAACTGTCACTCCCTTATCGCCTATAAAATCTGCGACAACTCTGAGAGAGTCTTCTATTTCGTTTGTTGAAAAATTGATCATAATTAAAATCCTTTGTTTTTATCTTTAAATAAGATAGCGCAGAATTTTAGTTTGTCACGGGGATATTGTTAGAAATATTCATCTTTCTTCTTTATTTAAATTCCAAACCATCAGACATCCTTCTGGACAATAGTAATAGTTTGGACTCAAATCTCCATTTGAAGCTAAAATTCCAACTTCCTTCAAGGCTTCAGTAGCTTCTTCTGGAGATTTTATCCTTTTTGATTCCCTATGCATAGCCTCTATAAGCTTTTGCCTTAATTCACTATTCATATGTTATACAATTTCTTCTTTGTCAAAAATAAATAAAGCATTGTCAACTTTATCTATTTTTTTTAGATCCTTGTGTCCAATTACTGCACGTGTTCCACAGGAAATATTATATTCCCTAAAGACCCAAACATTCCAATCCTTCATACTTCGCCATTTAGATATAGTTTTATATATTGGCTCCTTGTTGTAAATAAACAAAGCACTGGGCTCCATATTTATAACATTTAAAGTTTTATGTTCACAGGCATAATCCAACTCATGATCTCCATATGTAGAAATCTTCTGAGATAAAATCCATTTCTTTGAATTTCTAGCCCATACCCATTCCGGCTTTCGCTTTACAATCCTATCCATTATCATCTTCAAATGTTAAAACTCTAACTTGTTCTCTAACGAAACTTCCCACAATCATAGGACTTGAAGTTATAATCTCAACTTCATCAATTTCCTCAGCTGTATCGTTGTTGATCAATTCATCAATGAAGGACTGTTGCTCAAAAGCGGCAAGGTGTCTTTCTGGAAATACAAACAAAAGACTTCCACTTAATGACTTCCTTTCCATCACGTCACTAATCATCCCTGAGCCCACTTCACGTATTAAATCGAATCCTTTGTGGCGAGGTGGTCTCTGTTTGACTACAGACACTTTAAAACGTATTCCCTTGTTATTGTGGAATTTTTCTCTATCCGTAGCATTCTCTGGAAAATCTGCAAAATACTCATCTAATTTCACATCACTCATACTATTTAATTCCGTTTTTATTTTTATTTTTATTTTTATTTTTGATAAATATATCTCAGATGGGCAAAGATTCAAGTCGATATTGAGGATTTACTGGAAAGCTTAATAGATCCTCTGGAAAAACACAAAAAACAAGGATTGAAATAAAAACCAGAAGATCTATTAAGTATTAATTTACTATACACTCTACATTCAAACAATTCAAATCTCCTTTTTGTTCCATATTGTCAAACAATTTTCTTCCACCTCTACAAAGCAACTCATTGGAACAACTGTATCAGTCCCAAATCCATCTGGCCATCTGTAATGAAGATATCTATCAATGTCATGCTTTTCAACTTCAACAACTCTTCCTACAAATGGTCTTAATCCAAACCAAGCGCCACCACGATAATTAGGATTCCATTCTTCTATTATTAGTATATCAACAAGTTCCACTTTTAATATTCTTTTCCCACTTATCCATCTTCTTGTTCATATAGCTTAACACTTCGGAACTGTCTCCGCTTCTGGCGAAATAAAGAGAGAATACGCATATTGCAATATCCAACGCTTCTCTGCTGGATGATTCATCAAGACTCTTGTAAGCCTTTACATCACTTCCATCTTCTATACATACAGCTGTAGAGAATTCTCCTAGCTCTTCCAATAAGTGAAGTACGATTGTTCCTGTGTTTTCTGACGGATTCTTCAACTGTTCCTCAGTTAAGAACTTAATTCTTTGTAACGTTTCTTCAAATTTCATTTTGATCCCATACTTTCAATTTTCCATTAAATATTTCTTCGAACTCTTCAAAAGTTATCACATCTCCCATATCACGCATTCTATCACTGGATATCATACTTGAATGAGTTAAATCACCATCTTTATCAAGAAACAAATAATGAGAGTCCAAATTTGATATTTCACTGCTCCCAGTAATCCAGCTGTGTCCACAATCAAATAACTCACGTTGAACTATAGCTGATTGCTCATGATTTACTTTCATTCTAAAGGCCATCATTACTTTCATCTCTCATTGTTTTAAACTCTACAATAACATTTCAACTTAATAATTCAACTTGACAATCATTTAAAATGTCCAAAAAAAAAATGGCTCAAATTAATGAGCCATTTAAAAAACTGAATTATATATAAGTTATTAAGATACAACTTCTACATTAGCAGCTTGTGGGCCTTTTCTTCCGTCTTCGACTTCAAAACTAACCTTTTGTCCCTCTTCAAGAGTTTTATAACCCTCAGAATTTATTGCCTTAAAATGGACAAAAATGTCATCACCACTTTCACGTTCAATGAAACCAAATCCTTTCTCTCCGTTGAACCACTTAACTGTACCTTCCATTATTTCTTCCTTGTTTCTTTTTTTGTTTTTCTATACTACTTCTTTAACCATTCATATTATACATGACATTTAAGATATTTCTATTCACTTCTGAATAAAATACTAAACTATTTCAAATAATGCCTGAAAGTTAAACTTATTCTTCCTCCGCAATCACAACTGTGCTTAGGGATCTTATGAAGATTGTCTCTCTGGAAATCTTTTGGCATTACAAACAATGAACCATTTCCAAGCAACTGTTGTTGATCAGATGGAATAACTCCCTTGTAATCCTTATGTTTCCAGAATATAGGTCTCTCGGCTCCAAAGCTTACTACCGATATCGGATGATCATTGTCCATCTCTGGACTGTCATCAGCATGCCATCCCAAATGATTCTTACTATCTGAGTAATAGTTTAGAAAGCAAATATCATATTCACAGTTAAACTCATCATTCATTCTTTCCATCAATTCTTTAACTAAAGGATGGAATAAGTTAGAACTATATGTCCTTTCCCCTCTTCCACTTCCATACGTATACTCAAGAAAGTTGTCCGACATGAAGTATTCATCACGAGGTGCTCCCGTTGATACCCACTCCAAATCATTCAACAATTCATCGAATATACTTTTAGTATAATTTTCTATGTATTCAGGTTTCATTTTACTCTATCCTTTTGAAAATTCTTATCCTTTCCTTACTCCATGTCAACAAGACTCCTTCAATGGGATCTATAGGCATGCTTGCAAGTCTTTCAAAAGCTTCGAGAACCTGAGCATCAAATTTAGTTGACACATAGCCATCAATCTCAGAATCATCCATCTCAAAATAATCTATCACTTTAAATCTTCTTCTATGTCTGAAAACTGACTCTTTGATATGGAGCTATAGACAGATTCTAATCTATTCATTACAAACGCTGCCACTTCTCTTAAAAAATCTCTTAAAAACAATGACAATAGAGAGAAAGGCCAATAAATTATCCAAAAGGTAATCTTTCCCGTATTATGAGAAGGAGTTAAGTACATTATAAATGACTTGAAACTTCCATTATAATCCATCCACTCTTTCTTCAATGTCTCTGCATCTTTTTCTTTGTTTGACTTCTTCCCCATGAAGGTTTCCTTCTCCCTCAAATACTTATTCTTTTTACCTTTTACAAATAGGAACCACTTCAATACAGAATACAATGCTCCTATTCCAATGTAAACTCCCATGTGTATTAAAAAACTCACAGGGTTGCTCATATAATAGTCTAAGATGTCCTTCCCTCTTCCGAAGAAATAAGAAATTAATCCAACAACCAATGTAAAAAAAACAACAAGGCCGTAAGTCTCATCATCAAGACAGAATATAACGCCAAGAACATAAGCCAAAGTCAAAGCCCAAAACCAAATTCCACCTATCGCTAAAAACATTTCAATCATTTTATTTATCCTTGCTACATTTACAATCTGGATTATGCGTAATTCCATATTTACTAGTACTATTCACTACAACATATGTATGGTCTTTATACTCTTCAATGGTAATTTCTTTCCCACCAATTTTATCTTTTTTAACTTCATCTCTAGAATCACATGACATTACAAAACATATAGAAACTAAAAAAATCATTATTAAACAAAAACATCTTTTCATTTTATTTATCCTCAAGTACTTCAATTTCTTCTTTATTAAAAGTCTGCCCATCCAACTCAATAGTTCCTTCTCTATCGAGTCCTAATAATTGCTCGTCTGTAAGATTTTTAATCGTCACTGCAAACCGTCCAAAATCTGCCCCCAAACGTTTTCCTAATAATCTGAAATTTGGCTTGCCATATAACTTGCTCATTTTATTTATCCTTTTTAATATACCAATCTCTAATACTGGCTTTCATTATTTCTTTCTCACAATTATCACAAATGTAAGAATGGCCCTCAACGGCCATAGAAGCGCCTTTAATATCGATCCCTAACTCTTTAGCCCTTTCGATGGCTTGAAACTCTGCATGGCCTTTCTGGCCGCAAATAGAAGTACATAATTCATATCCTTCTCCAGACTTCATTCCTTTTCTAGGACACTCAGTAACTTCATCATTGGAAATATCATTCTTCCCAACAACTAAAACCTTACCACGTCTTGATATTGTAGCAGTTACGACTTGCTTTAAGCATTCCATTAAATCTTAATAAATTGATATGATTTTCTAGTTAGAGTTTTAGCAGGAACTCTTCCTGTCATTGTTTTATAGTGGTGTCTCACTTTCTTCGTCACAGTAATTGTCTTAGCACCTATTTTTAATACAGATCCTTCAACGAGACCAGTTAAATCTCCATTAGAACCATTATCTAATTTAGTGATGAACACTACCGAGTCTCCAACTACTATCTCAGTTCCTTTAAAATCTTTCATAAGGCAATCCTTTTTCATTAAAGTCTGATGTTCTTCTCTTTTGCGATCATCTTTAAAATGCTATCTAATTGCTCATCAGAAGCTTTATTCATTATAGCTATCCTGTAACACTCCAAGAAAGCATCACTTGACTGAACAACGATGTTTGAGTTATAACGTGCTACCACTTTTGCTCTCGCATCTCCCGTTGATTCCCAACCATCACCATTATCCTGTTGATATGCCACAGCTTCTTCAAGCTCTTTAAGAGCACTCATAAAGTCTAAAGTTTTATTTTCTTCCATTTTAATCTTCCTCATCCTCATTCTCTTTTCTTGTTTCTGACATATTCTTAAGATCACTCTTGATTGAATCCCAATCGTCCTCATCATAAGCATCAACAAGTTGATCTAGTAATGAACCATAGCCTTTCCAATAACCCTCAGCCTCTCTAAGATCAGTCTCTAGTTGCTTAATCTTTTCTTCTACAGCTACAACTTCATTTTGAGCTAATATACATATCTTTCTGTCTTTGTCAAGTATATCTTGCATCTTAGTATAATTTGATCCTGCCATACACACCTGATTACGAAGATGTTTAATTTCATTATAGTTTATAATGATTTTTCTTATTTCTTCCGTCATGACAACTTCCAAGGATTTTTTAAGATATTAATGCAGTCATTTGCCAATTCATCAGTAAGGCCATCCCCAATGGGCTGAACATGAATATGGAATAACTCCTCTACATTCATAGGAATATCGTCTAGGATAACTGCGTGAGTGTAATCAGGATGATCATTAAGCCAAGCCAAACATCCAAAATATCTGCCAAATCCAGTAGTATTATAACCTACTTCCATAACATTTATTCCAAACAGCTCAGAAACTTCTATGTGATCTTTTTTGAGAGTAAACCAAGATGATATACCAACTATATCACAATTGGATTCTTTGACGACTGACTTTAATCTGTTTATCTTTTCTACTGAAACTGGTGTGTTTCCAAACCTCTTTCCAATAATAAATTTACCAGAACATTCGCCACTACCACCTTTTTTCATTTCTCCATAAGCAGAATCAAAATCAGATCCATCATTTAAAACATCATCTATATCTAAAAACAAAACTTTTTTCATATTGTCATACTCCTTTGAGTATAGGTAAAAATTGTTCTTCCAATGGGCGTTACAGTCTTTCTCTTTCAAGTTAAGTTTGCGTCCTGCAGTTTTTAACAAAAACCAGTAATCAAACAACAGCCAACTCCAACTACAGAGTATCCCACCACTGGGGTTTCACTTGGGCTGGCGAGTATGAATCGAACCTTTCCAGCTTGCATTAGTCACTTGTGCCTCACGATTCATCTGAGGTGGAAGAACAAAATGTTTATATTTCTTTAAAACTTATGGCGGAGGAAGGATTCGAACCTACGACCTTCAGGATATGAACCTGACGAGCTGACCGGACTGCTCTACTCCGCTACACTAAAACTAACTTCTTCACTATAAACCACTGTAATGTATATTTCAAATGTATTTTGGCATATATTAATAAAAAAGCCCCACTATTTACAATGAGGCCTTTTTATTATGCATATGTTAGCTTTAAAACTCCAACAATTTCATCCATTGATTCGAACACCGGAATATCATTCCTCTTACATACGATATCAACATTTCCCTTTTTCCAATAGCCCTTTGGACAACACACAAGAACTTTTCCACTCCCTGCGTTTAACCCAAGCTCCAACAATGAAATAGGCGCTTGGCTCTCCTTTGAGAAATACAAAACAATTGTATCACATACATCAAGTGAATCCAACTCCCAATTAACCTGCTTACTAAACTCTTCATTTTCAATTTCTTGTTTCCATGAAGAATCCCAATCAGGCCTTCTTGGATTTAAATAAGTTATATTTAAATCTTTTGTCTTTTTAAACATCTGTTGTTGCCAATCAACAGCTTTTCCCATGTCAATCGAACCAGCCATAAATACCGTTGCCGTTTTAGCTTGGCTAATATCATCTGGGGCATAAATCATTTCTGCCATAATAATAATTCCTTTAGTTTTAAAACTAACTATACAGTTATTCTTAAAGATATTTATAAAATACAAAAAAAAATCCCTCTGCGTATCTCACACAGAGGGATTTTGAATTCTTATACTGAAATTATCACTAACATTTTTCCATCTTAGATAAATGCTTAATAAGGCAGCCCCATAGAAATTTATCTTTGGAAGAACTTAAATATACTACCGATTTCTCAAATTACAAGTTTTTATACTAATTTAATTTAAGATTTTTTGTAAGCACATCCATGAGATCCTTCCACTTTAATTCCTAAATGCTTCTCAATCAAGGCCCTTCTCTGCTCTAATATTCTTTCAGAAGCTGGAAATCTTTCCCCTTCTCTGTGAATTGTTTTAGGCATTTCATCAAAGTCTTTCATTATTCTATTCTTAATAGTCATGAAGTCATCTTCTACTGGCTTTCCAAATGGCTCGTTTATATTAGAACCATCAAAAAATACCTTTAAAACATTTTCTTCATCAGGAAACTCATCCATCTTGACGATAGTTACTTTTTCCTGCAACGCTCTTTCACTTCTTAAAAGTTTGAACGGGCCGGGTAAAGTTGCCTTTCCTTCTACTTCTGAAAGCTTAATAACTCCTTCATCATTTTCCTTGGCACATAAGGCATACTTGGCAGAGAAGTTATCTCTTTTCAAAGAATTTCTCAATCCACCACCAACTCCAAATGGACACCAATCAAGAGGAGAGAATCCTTCTTCCTCAAGAGCATCATAGATTTTATCCATTAGATCAAAGGTCATTCCATCTCCTTCAATCAACTTTAAAGTTGTAGGATATTTAAAATCGCCAATTTGAACATAAAGACCATTTTCAACAGCAAGATTTACAGTCCAAAGAACTTGATCAAGAGCATCTCCAGAATCTGGACGAGATACTACAATCTTATTCTCATTGTTATTAGAACTCTTCAAAGCTAACGGTAAAAGATAATCCTCTACTGCTCTTTTATAGTTATAACAATCTGCAACCATAGAAAGAATATCTCCTTCTTGGCCCTTTTCATAAAGATTTGTATAACAATCTTGCTCGTTATTCCAAGGCTGTACAATTCGGTGAGCTAAAGCAAATACAGAAGATGCGCCAGTTGGCTTCTTTCCATTCAACACATAAGCTTGATAAGCTCCTGTAACAGTGTCTGTACCGCCAAACACATAAGACTGAGACAATCCCATACGCTGACTCTCTTCTTCACAAATACCAGCTCTATCACCGAAATCATGCAAAGATACGCTAACCAAGAAGTCAACTTCATCTTCTGACAAGTGTGGACTTACTCTCTGCACTCTTTCCTTCAATCTCTTAAACCAATGTCTTGCAACCGTTGTTCTTTCACTTGTAGCCCAGATCTGAAGTATCTTAGACTCAAAATAAGCAGCCAATTCACCAAATCCATCTTCCATTGAAGTTATTTGAACAACTGGCTCATTTGGGTATGCAACACTTCCTTCTGGAAGGGCTTCAATCTTTATTGGAGGTCTTCCATTGAACTCATCTACGACTCTTCTCCAGATATCTTCTGGGAAAGGGAATTTCTTTAAGCCAGTCAATGTTGCTTTGAAATTCGCAAGGAATCTCTTAGCTTCATCAATCTCTTCATGAGTTACAGGCTCATAGAACAATTCCTCAAGGATTCTTGAAAGCCCCATGACAATCATTCTATTGTCGCCTTTTTCAAAAACAGTTGGATTGATGGAATGAAGATCTTTTCTATATGTAATGTAATACGTTGATTTTTTCTTTGCAGACTTACATTGAAATTCCTCACTGCAAATCGTATATGCGTCCGCCATTAATATTCTTGGCGTCTTTTCAATATTTCTTTTTGGTAATTTAACATTCTTATTCATTTTTCTATCCTTAGATTTATTTACGCTCTTTAAAGTCTTGATAACTTAATTCCATTTACTACTTTGTCAATCCAGAATCATTGCTGAATCCAAGATTTTCTAATAATTTTTCTACTAACGGAATATGCCAAGGCATTACTAGGTCTACGAGATCTTCAAGTTTTACCCATTTAAGTTCATAGATATCATCTGCTGGCTCAGGCCTTCCATATACATGTTTTGCCTTGAAAAACGTAGTAATAATGTTATCTTTTTCACTTCTATAACGCCAATCTTCAACGAAGAAACTTCCAACATACTCAGGAGTGCTAACTTCAATGCCAGTTTCTTCCATAACTTCTCTTCTGGCATTTTTCTCTAGAGCGTTTGAACCGCTTTTGCTTGGATCTACAAATCCACCAATGAAAACTAACTTGTCTTGATTTCTCTTTTTACCAAGCAAGACATTCTCTCCAGCTTCATCTAAGATCGCAACATCAACTGTTGGATATGCCGTTGGGTATTGATTCCCAGTTGCCCAAATTACTCCTTTTCTAAAGTCCTTGGAATCACTAATATTTAACTTAGCTCTTCTTCTTACTTCAGTTCCAGATATAACCGAACGACTCAATAATTCTTTTGTATCATGCTTTCCATGATAATGTGACATAAAGCTGTCACGGCATCCATAAAGAATTACTTTCTCATCAAATGGGACGTGTTTGCTAAGGATACTATCAAGCGTGTTAGACCAATCTTGATCTGAGGGTTGATCTTCAATATAATGACACTCAATTTCAGGATCGAAATCTTCAATCATTTTCTTACGTGCTTGAAAGTTTAACGGATTGTTCTTACTTGCTTTCAGTGGAGATAATCCCAACAGAACAATTACTTTGTCATGTCTGGACTTCACTGTGTTTAGTAATTCTTTATGCCCATCATGTAACTCTGGGACTTGGAATCGCCCTACTAAGGCTCCTATTCCACCAATTACTATCTCTTCTTCCTTTGTCTGTAGCATTCGCATCTCCTTGCATCTTAGCTAATTTAGACTATGTATTTAACATTAAGACCGCATCATTGCAAATCTTCTTATGTTGCTCTTACTATATCACTGCTTTTAATGCTTTACAAGCTCATTACTTGTTTTTAATTTTATTGGGAACTACTTCTTGCATCTTCCAGTTATGTACACTGTCAGCAACATGATTTTCTCTTACATACTTTGCAATACTTTTTCTGAATGCTCCATATGAGAATCCATCCGTCACTCTTACAACAAATCCTTCTTCCTTGTCGGTATTCAGATTCTCAGCAATTGAGACTATCTTTTCTTCATCCCATATTCCACGATAAAGCTCTGGAACTGTAGATAATCCCAACATTTCAGCATACTCTTTGGTTTCATCCCATGATAAACAATAGTTCTTTTCATTCCATATTGAAAACAAATAAAAGAAACTTTCTAAATCATCATATGCAATTGCATGCTTGGCATAAACATTTTCACCACAAAGTCTCCAATTGTCAGGAATCTCCCAACCAATTCTAGAAGCAAAGTTTTTAACCCAAGCCCTTGATGGATGAGAATCATTCTCTAATGATCTTGCATGAGTGTATTCTTGATAAATAGAAGTATTCTCCCCATCCATTTTTGATGTGACAACAACTTCCAATCCTTCAAACTGAGAACAATCTTTTAAAGTACGATCATCGTTTGTCTTACTTGCTGAAAATGGAAGATGATATGTCCTTGGATATTTCACATAGTCTGTAAAAAGATGAAGGAATGGCTTCATTATCTTTTGAACACTCTCATCATGAAACAATTCACCTTTGACTCTTTGTTTGTTAGGCAATATGATATTACCCCACTTGTCATAAGTGTTATCTCTGTATAAATGCTCAGGAAGAATAACCTTCTCAATACCACATGCTTCACGCAATTCATCACAGCCTATTTCAGTGCTCTCAGATGCAAGATGGCAAGGGCCGCAAACAGATGCGCCATTATCTAAGTAATAGCCGCAGCTTACGCCCCACAGTCTTCTCTCTAGAATATGATGAGCATCTTGAGCATCTTCACCACAGACAACACATTTATGCTTGTCTCTTGCAAAAACTCCCTCTCTAAACTCATCTCTTGTTAATAATTTCATTTTAATATTTTCCCAAATTAAAACTTATCTAAGTCTTTACTTTCTTTTTTTAATCCCCTTACGTGCTTGAGTGCAATCTTAGCTTCTGGATGTTGCTTTAACGCCAAGTCAGCCAAATCTCTCAGCTCTTCTTTTGTTATGTATCCGTCAGCCCTCATCATCCCATAAGTCCTAGACAACGTGCAGTCGTCATGGTCGTGATAATTGCTATATATATGGTAAGCTTCTGCGTTATAGTACTCGCTGTCTTGTGGATTACATCCAGCGAGTATAATTATAACTATTATTAAGTATCCTATCTTCATTGTTTATCCAAGTTTTGATTTTACAATTTCAGACAACAATTTTCCATCTACATCCAGATCAAGAGAAGAAATGATATTCCTTGCTTCCTTCATTACCATTCCCATCTCTTTCATAGTTGTGGCCGATACTGCTGAGATTGCTCTGTCAACTGCATCCTTAGTTTGTTCTTCACTTGCAGAATTAGGAAGGTAAGATTCAAAAACTTTCAATTTGGCACTATATGAATTTACTTGCTCTTCATATCCTTCTGCCTTTCCAAATGCATCTATTGATTCTTTGCATTCTTTTACACACTTCTTGATAATATTAATTATCTCAGCATCATCAATATCCTTCTTTCTTCCCTTCTTCGTTTCTGCATATTGAATTGCACCACGTACATCAGAAATAGCTTCCTTCGCATTGGCATTCTTCTCTTTCATTGCAGTCATATATTCTTTCTTAAGTCTTTCTACCAACATAAAACTTTCCTTTTATTTATTCCCATTTAATCTCTTGTTAGCCTGTCTTTGCAAGGTTTCATCTGTGCTTATAAAAATAGATTGTAAAATTTCATCCCAGTGAAGTTCTTTATCACTCTTAACACACGAATAAGACTCCAATCCATCATAATCGTCAATGGAAAAAGATGGAGAGTAGTGTTCTTCATCAACGAAGAAAAAGGCATCGATTAAAACCCTTGTAATAAATATCACTTCGCCTTCCTGCATCCCTCTCCATCTCCCCCAGTCATCACTATAGTTAATGCCAACCTTAAGACGAAACATCCTCCACTCCAAATCTCTATCATTCAATAGATATGGAAATTCTTTATCCAAAACTCCATCTAGGAATCTTCTGTTATAAAGTTTACGATTTAAGTTCATGTGAAATATAAATGCTGAATTCTATCTACAAGATGTAGAATTGTAAAATCACATATTTCCTTTACCACTTCTATACTTTCTTGAATCCCTTCTTCATTCTGCCCTTTAAGAATTTTATTTGCTAATTCCAACAGAGCTTCATTACTTAAATCAGAATTCAATCTTAAATATTCTCTCTCAGCAGAATCAATTGGATCTTCATTACTTGAAACCAACTCTTCTTCAATTACTTCCGGCTCTTCCTTGAGAAGATCTTCCATTCCTTTAAATACAGGCTGAAATAGCATTCCTTTTGCATTTGAGGATTGATTGACTTCTGAAAGCTCCTCAATTATCTCCTTTTCTACTTCTGGAGAAATTTCTGCTTCTGGAAAAAGTTCATCATGCAATCTCTCAAGCTCATCAAGTTCTAATAAAACATCCTCTTCTTTCGAAGAATCTTCCTTTACAACAACTTTGGTAGTTTCTCTTATTCTAACGTAACTCTTAATATGCTCCATTGGATGCGTTTCAGTCATCTCAATCCAAAAGTCATAGAACTTATTTCCCCCTGCGCCTTCTCCGCGTTTTCTTGATTTTCTGGCCGTAGCAAGGAAATGTCCCAAAGATTTCTCTTTTGCATCTTTAGAGCTTACTCTTGGCCTCCTTCCGTTCACTTCCCCCCAAGAAATTGTCTCCGTCATTCTCCTTTCAGCTTTTTTCCTATTCTTAGCTGCTAACTTTGCTTCTTTGCTTTTTTCTTGCATATCATTAGTCCTGTTTTATTTTTAAAATAACATTCCTAATTGAAAATGCAAACACATTGATTAAAATAAATTAGTCTTTTCTGAAAACTCCCAATAACTGATCACTAGAATCTCTTGATTTCATTACAGAATAAGCCCTTTCAGCAAAATCATTTCTAATCCAACGAGTATTTGTCTTCTTATTTACACTGCATAAGATTCCAATTTCCATCTCAGAAGTGTTCCAATTTAGAGCCATCATCATGCCAACTAAGAAGTCAGTAGATACTTCCTTTAAATCAATATCAAGAAGGCAGTTATGCAACTCCTCCAATCGCTCTTCCTTGGCTATCTCAAAACTCCATATTATCATTGTATCTGATGGATTTTCCATAGTGGAGAATTCTTTTAAATCTTCTTTCATACTCATTGAATTTTTCCCATGTTATCATAAAAAAACCGCTAGGAAATTAATCCCAGCGGCACAAGTGGAGGCGGAGGGAGTTGAACCCTCGTCCTAAACAATCTTACAATCAAAACTTCTACATGTTTAGTTTTTATTTTGCAGCTCTTAGAGCAAACTCTTAGGATTTAACTGTCTAATAAAAACAAACCTTGCTAAATCTTGCCAGTTCTTAGTTTCAGTCAGCTGATTGAACAACATCAACCTCCTATTCGATAAAATGATGCCCTTGCCTGATTATCGAAGTCTTCAGGTAGGACAGCAGCCCTTAGGCTGCGATAGCTAGTGTTTCGCCAGTTATCAGTTTGATCCATTTTAAAGTATTTAGACCAATTACTACATGCAATCTTGTGCTCAATTTCTAGTCGAATCCATTTCGCCCCCAGTAAATTAATACAACTCACTATAATTCACTATATTCTAAAATTCCAATAAAATTAGAAAAAGCCTCTCTTTACAGCATTACGTCTCTACCGTCTATAGCCAGTAGTTCTAACAGGCTGGCAACTTCCTGTCTTTGGATGTTACGAGGATACCCGAATCTTCCTTTTACGGCTGCTTAGTTTCCTCGTTAGCTGCTTACCAACATCAAAGAGAAATTTTACTCAATTTCAATATAACTTGCTTCTAACATAATTGCAAGTTGACTTTCTAGCAATTATGATCTTCATACTCAATTGGATCTTTGATATTGTTTAACTCAAAGGCTTCCAATCTTTCCGTGCAACTACCACATTTCCCACATGAAGCCTCCTGATCCTTATAACAAGTACGAGTTAATTCATAAGGAACATTATTCTTTAATCCCCATTCTATAATAGAAATCTTATCACCTGTTAAAAAGGGAGCCAATACTTCTACTTTGTTTTCAGTAGACGCGCCAATGACTGTTTTTAACGCTTCCACAAACTCAGGACGACAATCTGGATATATAGCATGATCGCCAGAATGGACTCCAAGGGCAATACAGCTCGCTCCTCTGCTCTCGGCTATAGATGCGACTATAGATGCAAAAATAAGATTTCTTCCGGGTACAACAGTTAAACTCATATTCTCCTGTTCATAATGCCCCTCAGGTATCTCATCTCCACTCTTCAATAGATTTGAATTCAAATCAGCCATGAATCCTTCCAGCTCGTAAACTTTGAAAGGGACTTTATAATGCTTGGATATTTCCCAAGCAGCATTGTTCTCATAAACATTGTGCTTTGATCCATAAGAGAATCCAATACACTCAACATCATAACCTTCATCTATCATCTTTGCTAGAACAGTGGCTGAATCCATACCGCCACTTAATGAAACTATTGCTTTAGACATTTTTATATTCCCCTGTTTGATTCCATTCCTAAAAACTTTCTCGTCATGCTGCCCAATGGCAAATTACCTAAAGCTTCTTCTACATTCATCTCAATATACAAATCATGCTCATCACTTATTATTACAGGAGTACCATCATCTTTAACTCTGTATACATTTATATAAGTATCTTCCTTGGCATAATATCCAATAAGTTCATAATTAATTATATCACGATTTGTCTCTTCTCTATACTCTCTAACTAGAGCATCTTCAAAAGATTCGTTCTCTTCCAAATGACCACCTGGAAAAGAAAAATATCCAGCCCATTTGGATGAATCAACTGATTTCCTTAATAATAAAACTTTTCCATCCTTTATGCAAACGCCTACTGATGCTTTTTTCATTCTCTACCTCTGTTTCTCCAATTCTTTTATTATATACTTTATTTAAATATAATTTAATCGTTAAAACAAAAAAAAGCCGCCCTCTATAAAGAGAACGGCTTTTTGTTTAATCATATTATTTATTAAACAATGATGTCTAATTTAAGCTCATCGTTCTTAACAGTTACTTTGACAACTCCGCCATTCTGAAGGTCTCCAAACAATATGGAATCAACTAGGGGCTTGAAGATATGAGTTTCGACAGCTTTCTTCATTGGACGAGCGCCCATTTTAGAATCAAAACCCTTCTCGGCTATCCATTTCTTTCCAGCCACTCCGATCTTAATCTTAATGTTCTTTTTGCCAAGCTGCTGAACCCTTTCATTGATAAATTTCTCTACGATCTTCACCATGAATGTACTATCAAGAGCACCAAATGTAACAATTGAATCCAAACGATTTCTAAACTCAGGGCTAAAATGCTTTTCTATAGCCGCATTACTTACTCTTGGTTTACCACCCTTAGATCCAAATCCTACAACTTTAGAATCAACCGAACTAGCACCGACATTAGATGTCATGATGATAACCGTATTGCGGAAGTCAGCTTTGCGCCCTTGGTTATCAGTCAAAAATCCGTAGTCAAGCACTTGAAGCAGCACATTATAGATATCTGAATGAGCTTTTTCAATCTCATCAAACAGGATAACAGAGTTTGGATTCTTAATAACAGCTTCTGTCAATTGACCGCCTTCCTCATATCCAACATACCCAGGTGCAGATCCTGTAAGCTTTGACACAGCAACCTTTTCCTGATATTCTGACATATCAAATCTAAGCATCTTACAGCCAAGATTATCAGCAAGCTGTTTAGCTACTTCAGTCTTGCCTACACCTGTTGGGCCTGTGAACAAGAAAGATCCAACAGGGCGGTTTTGATCACGTATCCCTGCACGAGAGGCCTTCACACATTCAACTACTTTAGTGACAGCATCATCTTGACCAAAAATCTTTGATCTCATCTTTTCTTCCAGACTTTTCAACATGTCTTTATCAGATTCGCCAACTTTTACTTCTGGAATTCTAGCAAGTCTGGCCACAATCTTTTCAACATCTTCTACGGTGATTACCTTCTTGCGCTTCTTCTTACTCAACAAAGCATTTGCAGCTCCAGCCTCATCAATAATATCAATCGCTTTATCTGGAAGGAATCTATCCGTAATGTGATGATTTGAAAGTTCAACAGCATTTACGATTGCTTCATCTGGAAAAGTTACTCCAAAATGATCTTCATAGTTTGAACGCAACCCTTTGATAATTTTAATTGTATCTTCAACAGAAGGCTCTGGAACATCAACTTTCTGGAAACGTCTCTCAAGAGCCTTATCCTTGATGATATGATCTTTGTACTCTTTATAAGTAGTAGAACCAATACAGCGCAGTTTACCGCTTGCTAAAGCAGGCTTTAAAATGTTTGCAGCATCCATACTTCCACCAGATGAAGATCCAGCCCCAACAATGTTATGAATTTCATCAATAAAGATGATTGCTTTATTCATTCCTTTAAGCTCGTCAAGAACACCTTTAAGACGTTCTTCAAATTCGCCTCTGAATTTTGTTCCGGCAATCATTCCTGCCATATCAATTGCATAAATGTCATGGTTTTTCAGTTCGTCAGGAACTTTTCCATCTTTTATTTTAAGAGCCAATCCTTCCGCAATAGCTGTCTTACCAACACCGGGTTCACCAACAAGAAGAGGATTGTTTTTCTTTCTACGGCAAAGAGTTCTCATCAAATCTTGCAATTCATTCTCTCTACCAATAATAGGATCAATCCCTCCGTCTTTCGCTAACTTGGTCAAATTAACCGAATATAGCTCCAATGACTTCTTTTTCTTTTTGCGCTCTTCTTGAGGTATTTCCTCACCCATATTAAATTCATCCTCATGAAAATCTTCTTCATTAAAACTACCAACTCCACCAGATATTTTGGAGATTTCCATCTTTAAAGCAAGTTCTTCAAGACCATTGTTCTTTAGAAAGTATAACGCATGGCTTTTTTCAGAAGAAAAGAATGACACTAGAACCATTGGACAATCAACGATATTTCTCCCCGAATGAACAGTTCTCTTTCCAGCATCTTCTAAAACTCTATTCATTCCAGGTCCCTGTATAAGATTCTCACCCGGTTTTATCAACTCCATATCGTCCTTGAAATACTTATTAAGATCATCATAAAGCTGATCAATATCTACATTGCAGCTCTCCATTAAATCTATTATCAGTTCATTATCCATCAAAGCACAAAGAAGATGCTCGACAACAATATATCTATTTTCATACTTCTCGCATATTTCTTTTGTCAACGCGAAGGCATTTTTCAATCCATCACTAATATCTAATCTCATGGCCATTCTATTCCTCCTCAATACTTAATTTAAATGGATGTCCCGCACTCATCGCTCTGTCGTGAGATATTTGAACCTTCAACTCTGCTATTTCGTGCTGATAAACACCAACCATAGCCCTTCCTTTAATGTGTACTGCCATCATAAGCGAACTTGCCTCGTTTGCATTATGGTCAAATACATCCATTAATAATTCCATAACGAATTCTTGAGTTGTGAAATCATCATTATGCATAATCACCTTATACATAGACGGCTCTTTCACCAAAACCTTTTCGTCTAACTCTTCCTTATTCTTCATTACCGTCATCTCCTTGGATTTCTTTCTTTTCTAAAATACAGAGTTCGCCTTTGTTAGGAGCGTCATCGTTGTACACAAAGTTTCCTACTCTTTTAATTTCTTCTTTTAAATCCTCTATTACATCCTCAGGCACATAATCTCCCTTGCTAAGATGCTCATTAATATGATCTATCGCCTCAGTTCTTGTAAAGAAAGTTGGATCTCTACTATCAGAGAATATTCCTCCTACAGCAGAACAACCACAGCACCTTATATATCCACCACAATCATGGAATAAATAGATGTCTGCGTCGCCAAATCTACAATAAGACATAATCTTCTCCTTTTTCACTTTAAACAACTTACACTCTGAACTTAAAAAGTCTACTCGATATTACATAATATATGGTATTTTTTACAATAACTTAATATATAAGTTGTAAAAAAATCACACTCCCCACAACCACACACAGTATCTCTCATCATACAACGTCTTTCCCCATACATGAAGATGACCATCATCTCTCGATTTGTTACTTTTTCTATTCCATCCTATTCGGCAACTTTCATCGCAAAAATACTTCTGATAATCCCTACCGCATTCAACACCGCTCTTATGAACAATATTAAACCTACTACCACAACAATGACACTTTACATTGTAATCATAACTTGGATCTCGCCATACTCCGTTCTTAGAAAATTGCCAATCACTTGCTTCCGTCACAGGATATATAAACAATCCTCCCTCGAACTCTTCAACTTTTTTTCCTGACGAATATAAGAAGTAATAATGCACTATACTAAAAAATCTTCTAAATGCTTTCTTTCAACTTGCCAGAAAATAAGCGCACGAGTATCATCTTTGATAGACCTCTTTATGTAATCAAGCTCTCTATCACAATAACATATTAAAGCCGCTGTGAAAGCGCCATTGTCAACATGGACACAAAGAAGATTATCATCATCATAAACAATTCCCTCTACATCATCCTCATCTACTGGAGATCCATAAGTATTTAAAAATACTTCCTTGCTGCAATCTTCTGGATTTATATATTTACCCATTATCTTCTCCTTGAAATCTTATTCTTTCCATTATGTTAAACATGATTCTGGCATTTTTATCGTCTTCCTTGCTGCCAGAACTGTAACGATAACCATTTTGCAAGTCATTCGCAATCGTAGATAGCGCACTTAACACTAACTCAGATTCTTGTTTTGTCAATCCCAATTCTACCATATTATCCTCTTTATTTTCTTATCCATCCGATACTTAATAAGTACCTTGATCCCTTACAAACTTCAGATACTTCATGAACATTTATATCCGGCCTAAAAAACTTTATCCTTGATGACTCATAAATAGAACTCTCACACTTGAATTCGCCTCCTGATTTGGCCTTCTTGAGTACTAAGTTGATCCTGTAATGCTTTCCCTCTCCAACTTCATCTCTGTGCGATAAAATCTTACTTCCTTCTGGGAACTTTAATAAATATAAGTCAAACTTTATTGGCCACGGCAAAGCAAATAAAAGCATTTTCAAATAGCCAGAATTTTGCCTTCCCTTCTGCCATCTCATGAAACTTCCTTTTTATTCTCAACAAATAAATATCCATTCGCATTGCAGTATTTCTTTTTACCCTCGATCATTACATCATGCTTATTAGACATCCTCTCAAAAGAACTTATCTTAAACATTCCGAAACATGCTATCCCTATACCCATGGGTGGAAACATTAAGAATGCTACTGTTTCATAATGTACAAAGGAAATAGCCCCGCCAACAAACAAAATCAAACACAAAGGAGCTACAAGAGCGAATATAAACCAAGATTTCTTTTTATACTTATTCATATTTAACTCCTTTTGTATCTATATTCATCAGATACCTTGATCTCCGCTTTCTTCAATCATTGAAACATCACCATGCGCATTAATCATTGCGCCAATAAACGATGCCCCTTTGTCAAAACTTATAGAAGTATCATCTTCACTAAAAGTAGGTGGACAAATATCTCCATCGTTTAGCTTGTCAATCAACTTCTTTGAAAGCTTAATATCCATGAGCTTGTTTACATTTTTCAAATCTTCATCGTGGACAAACTTCTCACCCGCCATTTCATACATAGTGTATATTCCGTACTGGATGAAAAATATTCTCTCCAGATCTGGCATAACTTTGAAACATTGTTTTCCAGCTGCAATAACTTGAAGTTCAAACTTATTTGATTCTTTTGCTTCGATGTATTCAGTAATTTCGGCAGATCTCACATCTCCAAGTATTGTTTTACCATTCTGAGTTAGAGAGAATGTATCATCTGCAATTTCTTTCAAACGAGCCTTTTCTTCTGCAAGCTTTTTCGCTTTTATTTTCGCCTTCATTTTATCATTCTTGACATATGGCAATAATTCTTCACGGTAATTAAGGATTGACTGAGGCGCTTTAACCTCAACTCCAGACAAATTATAGAATTCCTCAATATCAAAATCTGTATTTTTCCTAAAATGAATAGTATGTACGCCAATACTTGTTATCTTCTTATTCATTGACTTTAGTACGTTTCTATTGTCGAAGTTGTTAAAAATAATCTTTAACATTTTGCCAGATGGCTTATAAACCCCATCTATAGTCTCCAACTTAATGAAATAGTCTATATCTATCTTACCAGTATTTTCTCCATATCCGCTTCCTTTAACTTGTCTGTAGGCTGTCGGAGTCATATGGAATTCTCGACAATTAGACAATTCTGAAACACCATAAGGCCCAGCCAATTCATCCAACTCGTAATCAAGCAACTCTATGTCATTTGAATCTAAAAGTTCTAAAAATTCAAGATATCCCTTAAACGACTTGCCATAATCTCCAACTCTACTACTTGACTTGTCATATTTATATGACTCAAACTTAATGAGTATTTTCCTAAATCCCATAAAATCCATGTAAAACGAGAATTCAAACTTTCTTTCACTATTTCCATCGTCAAGAAGCACTACACTTCTTCCGCAACCATAAAAAGTATAATCACCCAAGACAAACTTCTTATTGTTAAACCTCTCAAAGTCAACAGAGTTATATACTTCTTCAACATCTTGTGCTGTTTTAACTTTAGATTCAGTAAAATTGCTTACCACGTAATGCGGGTCGAAATGGCCGTCTCTTTTTATATTAAGCTCATAGTTAGGCTTTTGCCTCGCTTTTGTATAATAATACATACAATGTTTCAACGAGAGCATTTCGCCCGTCCAGAACAACTCATGAAACTTTTCTATTCTACTCATAACCAATGCTCCACCTTTCTTCGTCGGTTAATTTGGCCAAAGTTTTTATCTTTAGTTCTTCTTTTCTTACAGCTTCTTCTTCCTTGGCAATTCTTTTGCGATCCGCTTCTTGATGAGCATCCCACCAGTCAGCCAGTTTCCGAGCCTTTGGATCTTTGCCATTGTAAATTATATCTTCAGAAGTCTCTTTGCACATTTGACACAAAGCATATACAACTTCATTAAGAGGCTTGTGTGATCCATATAACTCACTTGCTCCCTTTAAGGCCCAATGAATAGGATTTTTACCATTCTTCTCGCACAAATAAACAATATGCCCACACGCTTCTTTATTGTTCTTTTCTTTTTCAGTTGGATTCATGTGATCGCTATTACAGCCCATGATATATTCCTTTCTTTTGTTTATATTCTTTCTATATCAAATATAAACAGTGAATTGGGAATTTCAAGCTGCGCTGATAGAACATGTGGAAATCTTTTTCCACTTACCATATGAAGCCAAACGGCATATCCTGTTCCCTTCTCACACGACCAAAAAGTTTTTCCATCCGAAGAGTAATATCTCCTTTGCTTATTCCTAACTCTCTTTCTCATCTTTCTACTCCCAAATAAAAAAAAGCGATGGAAATATCTCCATCGCTTTTTAACATGTATTACTTTGTTGCATTATTACGTATTGATAAACCACTTCATAAAGTGAGCACTGTACTCACATTCTAACTCTTCTAACTTTTCAACATCATCTTTGTCCATTTTAGATGGAACTATCGTGCTTAGGTAAATGATGCCCCTGTCAGCCTGTAAATTCTTTTCACCATACTTTCCTAAAATATTTAATATCTCAGAAAGCTTCTCAATTTTGCCTTCAACTCTTTCCATAACAAAATCCTTCTTTTATTTTTATTCTATATCGTTTCTTTAAAAAAGTTAATCCTTTTCTGAATTTTCCTCCTCATTCAGCAGCTTCTTCACTCTCTTTAAAAAAACCTCATCAGCCAACGCCTCACTCAGCATGGTATTAACCATCTCGTTGAACTCAGGACTTTCCAATTCAACATTGTGCTTATCCGCCATCATGACCAAAAAGTTATAAATTTCAGAATCCTTTTCTGAGTCAATTACATACTTCCAATCTCCATCTTCCATTTCATACTCTTCCATCTCCAACCTCTTCTTTTACGCCAATTAATAAAAATCCTCCTTCTTCTCCTTCAAAGTGCCTGTAGTTATCAAGGCAAAGGCCATTGCCGTCCAACGTTATTGACGTTATACACTTAACACTTAAATAAGTATACGAACCGGAATATATCATCTTTAAACAACCTTCCTCAATCTCCAACTTCTCATCATGGAAAGAATTACTACAACTAATACCCTTACTGCCCGTTTCAATAACCAAGGAAGGAACCATATAACGATCTGAAATTTTTCCAAAATCTCTCATGAAAAAATAATCATTAACTACATTTCTAACAATTTTCTTTTTCAAGGGCAACCTCTTCTACATCATAAACCAACAATCTTCCCTCTTGATTTCCCCTTATCTCGTGAATTTTTTGACAATGAATTCCGGCCTCTCTCAGAAAGATACTCTCAATATTGCCAATAAACACATAACCATAAGCTGCCGCAGTGTAGCCCTTAGCCGAAGTCGAACATAAACAACTTCCTTCAATGTCAAGACTATCACAAAGAGAAGAATATTCATAGACACTTGATCCCATGCGGATCTCCAATGTGTAATCTGATCCAAGGAACCCCATCATATTGAAGTCGCTTATTGCCAATTTCAACCTTTCAATTTGATTCACTTCTTGATCCAATTAATGCTGAGAAATAAGCTGCACTGAAATACTTAAACAATCCAGCAGGAAGAACTAAACTCTTTCTCTTTACATCACTTGCTAACTTCGCAGCAGTTAGGAATTGAATCGGGAATGAAGTTAGCTGAATGAGCGCTTCCATTTTGAAACTCAATGGACTACCAACAAACTTTCCCTTCAACGCTCTCTTCTTAATCACAAGAAGCTCAACATTCTGCTCTTTTAAATACGTAGTGATGTCTTTACTAAAATCAACTAAACTCTGCTTCAACTCATGATCAGCAAACTCAATCTTTGTTGTTGAAACTACTTCCTCACTTCCATTAAGAACAACAAGACTTGCTCCCTTACTATCTAAATCTATTCCGCAAACTATCATTTCTCTACCTCTATTATAACTGGATCATTGTATGGTTTATATTTTAAAGTACAAATACTGGCGTTGATAAATGTTGTATCTTCATTCTGATACATTCCATACCCTTCGTGAATATGTCCTGACACATGAAGTAATGGCTTTATTTCTTCAATCTTTTTCAGAAGAGCCTCACAACCAGCTTCTTCACCACGACCCGTCATTCCCCCGTAACCATGAGCAGGGCCATGAGTAATTAATATATCTGTATCTTCAGGAATAACTTCCCACTTCTTATGAATAACCATTCTCGGAACATTGAAAGCCCATCCGAAAAACCAAGGCTGCCACGGACTTCCGTAAATCTTAAACCCATCGATCTCAACCGAATCGTCCATTAGGTAAGTACAGTTTGTCAACAGAGATTCCGCCTTTTGGGGATCGCTCTCAAAAAGCTTATCATGATTTCCAGCTATAACTATAATATCCTTATACTTTCCTTTAAGAGTGCCAAGCCAAGTATTAAACTTTCTAATCTCATACTCTTCCCCGACACTACAGAAATCTCCCGCATGAATTAACACGTCGGCATCTGGCATAATATGTATTCTATTGTGCAACATGTGCGTATCGGAAATACAGCAAATTTTCAATTTAGCCATTACCCTCTCTCTCTTCTCTTTAACTTCTCTGGATATTGAGTACATCCAATCTCTCCGCCGTCTTCATGCTTAAACTCAATCAGAAACATAAATCCATCATAAAAAATATTAACCACTTCAACAGGAAATCTTTTCTCTGTTCCAAATTCAACGTAGTCAAACTTTTGACCAATGCTTATCTCATATTTCATTCTTATCTCTTTCTTCTAAAGCAATACACTGCTTAATTATAGATCTTATCTTTTTTTCAACTTCTAGTGAGTATTCGCCATTAAAAGAGAAACAACCCTCTTTTCTTACCAACTCTACGTAAGAATTTATTGTCTTATGCAATCTTATATCAGCTTTCATCTTCTACAACTATATCAACTTCATTCTCAGTCTCAATCCAAACCCTTGCACCACAGCTTAATGGCTTGTCTGGACTGTAAATTACTTTTGCAACTACATTTCCCTGTGCATCCTTAATCAAGGCCTGATGAGCATAACGATTATCTTTGTAAGTTTTTACCGTCAACACAGGCTCTTTAGACCCTTCTTTGAGATTCCTGCGAATCACATGCTGATTAACGTGAATTTTTGTTTTCATTATGCTTCTCCTAATTTTATTTTATTTAACTATTGCTAGAATTTCAGCTTTGTTTATCTCGTCTATACGTAAATTAACATACGCAACTATATGCCTTGGCTTAGCAAGTTTACCAAGCCCAGAATCCCCACAAGCCAGAATCCCACACTGAGTTTCTAATATATCCCATCCATCTTCTGGCAACTTCTTTAAACTTCTTTGCATTGGATTAGATTCAAGCATGTTCGTGTTCATTGCTGGCGCTATTATCTTAATTCCTCTAAATGCTAAAGCCATTGCCGTTAAAACATTGTCAGCAATTCCATGATGAACTTTAGCAATGGTGTTAGCCGTGGCGGGCGCTATAAGAAATATATCTGCCCAGTGTGCTTTAGTGATATGCATTACTTCTCCCTTCGCTTCATCATCAAAAGAAGATAACACTTCCCTCTTTGACAATATTGCCAATGGCATTTCCGGTATAAACTTCTTAGCATCATCAGTCATAACCACTTGAACTTCATGCCCCGTCGCAACAAGCCCACTAACAATGTCGCAAGCCTTATAAGCACTTATGCTTCCCGTAACCCCAAGCAAGATATTCACTAACTTAATTCCATTTTTGACACAATAGCTTCACGCAAGTTATTTGGTAGAAAATTCCTTTTCACACTCTCACAGGTATCCTCGCCACAAATGTAAGCTCTTTCACGTGCCCATTCAAGGCAGTTTGCAACAATAAAATCCGCATTACTCTGTTTACGTGACCTGTGAGCTATTTCTATAAGCTCTTTGTCCGTAATGTCAACTTGAAGCTTAAACTTCACCAGAGTGCCTTTAAATCCCCACAGGCCGAGGTTATCTACTATTTTCTCAGTCGGAACAAGCTTTAAAAATAATTCTTTATGACTTGAACTAATTTTTGATCTCGAATCGACTTCAATCAAATTACTGTCAAATGTTCCTACTGGCTTGTAATCTGAAACAGCAGCGCTGTGAATGATTACATCATAATCACCAGAAGCACATTCTTCTTTCATTCTATTATAAAGTTCGTCGTATGTCTTGTATGCATCGTAATGACAACGACTTCTTCCCATTGCAGTGAAATTTAAACCATACTCACTACTTGAGGTAAGAAGCGTTACATCATCACCACTAGAAACAAAATGATTTGCAATATCAAACCCTGTTCTGCCTCCAAAGATATTGGATATCTTACGAACTTTGTCTATCATTGTGGCAGTATTTCCACTTGTAATTAATACTTTCATGCCAATCCTCTTTCTCTACTATACTCTTGTTGCGATTTATATTTTCTTTTTTCTATTACTTTTAACTTTATTATTTCTCTGGATATATTGGCCGCTTACTTGAATCTTGGTTTTCATTTTGAATTATCCCTATCATCAATTTCTTCTTTCCAACCATCAGACATCCCTCTTTATGAATTCCCCACTTATGAGCCAAATAAGCACTGACTTCAAGCCTACTCGGATCATCCAAAATTCTATCAAAAACTATAGCTTCCTTCAATTCTCCCAGTTCTTTCACCGGATTATTCCCATCGACGTCATCAACATTACAAGAATTATCACAGTTAAGATGAATGCCCAAACACTCCACGAAAGAACGCCCACCGCAATTGATATTACGAGAATCGTGTTCATCGCCCCTTCATTTATATCATTCCTCCTACCCATGAAAAACTCCTATTAGCTATTTCTACGCTGAAACATTGAAAAAAAAATTTCGACCTCGCGGCGGATCAATTAGGAGCAATCGCGCAGCAAAACTTCTATTAAAACTCATACTATTACTTTATAAACTCGCTGATCAATTTCCCCCAAAACATCCCGCCTTGCTCTTGCTTTAGCTTTGTTTCCTGCTGATGATTCATAAACCCTATCCCAGCCACCCTTGTTAGACCAGCCCATAAGCTTATTTATCTTAGGCCAAAGATTGTTAGTTTCAAAATGTCTTTCAATTTCCGCTGACTGCTGTTCTAAATCAGAATCAAATACTCTGACTTTATATGCATAATGCTTATCTATCTTAGGTACAAAATAGTAATCATGAATAAATCTATATTTCCAACAACTGTTTTTATAATCATAAACTTCCGAAAAGTGCTTTTGTTGATTAGTTGGAAGTTTATTAAATTGTTTTTTGTTTAAAGCCTTAAGCTTATGACTAATTGGTACTTTCTTTTTAGTACTCCACTCCTTTCTTAAAAAATCTTTATTCTTACAGGTCGCAAAATCATTTATAGATTTTAATATTCCCTCAAATACATTGGCATCTTTTCGCCTAGATATATCATCTCGCAATACAAACTGTTTAATATAGCCCAAATAAACAGGCTTATCTAAATCGAGCCATCCTAGATTGTTTATAGCCTTGTCAATAGATTTATATTTTTGATACAAACGGCGCAATTCCCGATCATCGTCTTCATGCTTATCGCGCTTACCATATCTTTTTGACTGTGCCATATTCAGTTCCTTCTTCAACCTATAACAAAATTCTACTCTTCTTCTTTTCTTCTCATAACTACTCTTTGCATACACTGAGCATAACCAGCCATGTCAACTAGATTATCTCTTTTATGCTTATGCACTTGCCTTGAAGCCTTAACCATGATCATACACATAATTGCATCTTCCGCAGTCAAACTCTCTTTAAGCTTGTCTGCAAGGATTGTATTCCACAATGCTGATGTTCTAGTGTAATCATCCATTGGATGGCTATAAGATGCCTGTCTGTTGCCGTAAACAAGACTATTCGCCTCAATCAATACATCTTCAACATCATAATCATCCGAAGTTATATCTTCAACGGTTACAATCCAAGCATTCTCATCTACAATTTTTAATATTCTCATACCTAAAGATTTAGCAACATGAAGTTCAAGAAGACATCCTTTTGAACTCTGCCATCCATCAATAAGAACTACAGCTTCACACTCAAGCATCATCTTCAATGCAAGTTTTAAATAATCTTTCCATTCATATCCTTCAATATGGCCAGGTTTGGCAGGATTCTCAAATGTCACAACATCTGGGTCAAACTTTCCTTCAAATTCATTGAAAGCATCAAAATTACTATTCTCTATTCCACTCATTGGGCCGCTTATATAAATCTTCCCAGTTATCCCATCAGGCTTTACATTTAGACTTTTGTATTTACTCATACCCACAAACTCCTGTAGTATTTCATCAATTCACGATAAGTATCTTCAATTTTAACATCTTCATCAAAACTTGCATACGTCTCAAAGGATTTAACCATGCCTTTTAAAGCTTCCTCAAGATCCTCAGTGTTGGCATGCATTGTCTTTTTATATTCAATTAGGTCAACAAGACGAGTTGCAAAGAAATCAGCCGCATCGCAATCTAATGAAAACAGTCTGCCACTTTCCAAATCAATATTTTCTAAATTGTCGTATGAGATATATTCCTCGTCTTTTTCAAATACGAATTTGGATTCCTCAACATTGTAACCAACGTACTGAATGTTTTCTCCCTCAGACTTATACCAATAATACTCTTTTAACATTTTCATACTTTTCTCTCCTTGGAAATTATTTGACTTACAAAACGTATACTTTTACTTCAATGTCTCCAAAAACATCATTTATCATTCCTTCAACTTTTCCCCAGTTACCACCTGCCAAACCACAGCCAATCTTTGGAAGAGCTAAAGTGTAATCATTCTCAACAACAAACTCTTTTAACTTCTCAAGACAAATATCCAGAGCATCATAATCAAGAGGCTTAGTGTGCCTGCTGTAATCATATTGAGTATAGCAGTTTGCCACTACTTTAATTTTCTTACTATCTACATTTACAAAATCCACTTCGCCAAGCTTATGTTTTGTAGTGTATCCACCCATAAATGTATTATCAGCAGCTCTTACTCTTGAAAACTTCTTTGTAATTACTTTAGCTATGCCTGACTTCATTGTACATTTGCAATTACAACCATGAGCTATTACTTCGCAATTCGTTTTAAGCAAATCGCCTTTTATATATGTAATCATTTCACTTCCTCTTTAAATCCTATAAACAAACAATATTTTCTTTGCTTTATCTTTTTATCAAACCTCTTATTTACATAACAGCATATCCTGCCCTCAACCCATGAATGTGGACTGCCGCCAAGCTCAACAAGTCTCCAATATCCCCAATTGATTGATGTATCCCAACATAAAGTTGGATAATCTTTTGACTCTTTAAGCAATATACTTATTCCTTCTTAAAATGGTGCGTGAGGAAGGATTTGAACCTCCGACTTATTTGACCTACTCGCAAGGTACTTTGACTAGTATTTCCACTTACTCTTCACTCAAATAAACTCTCATAGAATACTGATCTTCGACTATATTACAAGTATTTACTTACAGTACTATCTTTATTCTTCTTCTTGTAAGAACAATACTTTAAGATAGATACATACATCATTCTCTATAATTAGATGTCATGCCTCCTAAAGTATTTCTTGTAATATTTTTTAACGTCTTCTCATTATCATTATAAAAAGATCATCTATGTCTCTTTCCCCATACAGCACGTCTTGCAAGACCGTTCTGCGTAAGGATTAAGCCCAAACTGAGTTACTCACGCATAAATTAACTTATTTCTCTATTGACACTGTCATTAAATACTCATTTCTATGGTTACTCTCATCTACCACATATCCAGATTTCTTTAATTCTTTTACAACAGCTGGACTTATAGATGAATAAATGTGAAAAGTTTTTTTCTCTTCCCTTATCATTGTCTCAATGGCCTCGGCTACCAAAATTCTCTCCAGATCTGCCCTGTCATTCTTTGCTTCTGATACTTCCTTGCTCGCTTGAGCTGCTGACTTAAACATATCACTTCCCTCCGTTTCTTTCAAGTTCAAACTTATACATTCTAGCCTTTAAATTTCTACTTTCTTTCAATATCTTCTCGTTTCTTTCTTTTGTAGAATTATTTTCCTCTACAACCTTCTGGAAATTAATCACCAAGCCATTATACCTTTTAATAAGATTTCCATTAACCAATTTAAGGTTTTCGCAATTCTTCTGAAGAACTTCCAATCGACTCTTTAAAATAATTATTTCTTTCTTATCCGCAGGGTCAACAACGACCTCCCTCTTAACTTCCACCACTCTCTCAACAACAGGCTTATTTGCTGTTGTGCATGATGTCAGTATGAATAAAAACAGTAATGACAAACACCTCATATTGATCTCCTTTAATTTAAATAACTTTACCCTTTACCCATTTGCTTATATCTGGCTCAGTAAAGTTCACACCGTACTTCTTCTCAACCACTCCAACCAACCAACAAACAGCTTTGTTAATCCTTTTAATATGTACTTCCTCCAACTCATCACATCTGTCAAGATAAGCTCTTACCAAAGGATGAGCCTGAAGTGCATACTGAGCAGCGTAATCTTCCTTACCCTCAGTGCTCAAGTAATCCTGTACATTGCAACATCTGTCAGCAATCTTAATGGAAATCGATTCCAATGACTTTCCGCTAAAGGACTCAAGAAATTCATACTTCTGGAGCTTACTTACGTCATCTCCTCCTTCTCTTGTGCATTCTAACACATATTTGGCCACTTCTACGCCAAACTGTCCCTTAATCGTCTCTACGGTTACTTCACAGTCTTCAATGACATCGTGCAACAAAGCAGCAATAAGCATTGCCTCGTCATCTATTCCAAACTCTGATACTGCCTTCATAACTTCAAAACAATGACTTACATAAGGTATCTTCTTCCAAGGCTCTTCCTCAGTTCCCTTTCTAAACTGCCCAGCATGGCTCTTCACTGCAAATTCTATTGCTCTTTGTATGTTGCTCATATTATCTATCCTTAATTATATGTTTTTTTAAAATTTCCAAAGGTGTAGAATGTTCATGGTTATCAACCAATATTGAACATGTTGACTTATAAACTTTAGATATAAAATCCATTGTATCTTCGCATGAAACCACTTTATCATTTTTACCAAGTATAAACATCATGCTTGGCCTATTTACACTATCTTTAATTCCCCAAGAATCAATATCCTTAGAGTGAGCCAATGCCGGATTTAACAGCGTTGCATTGATATTATTATTTATTGATAAGTAATATGCAAGAAATCCGCCTAAGGAACTTCCCATAACCTCATCTATATTTTCTTCTTCTATCAACCTCTGCAGTTTTGAATAGCATTCCGAACGATTATCATAATCTATTTTTGGAGCAACAACATTATATATCGTTTTAAGATATTCTATTTTTTCTCCAGAGTTTCTTCCTCTTAATCCATGCAAATACAAAAGTTTTTTCATACTTCGTTCTTTGCTCCTATCTTTAACGAACTCACTGGCTGCTTTATTCCAATTCTTAGCACGTATTGTTCATCCTTTCTATTTTCAATATAACACTCTATCTCGCTGCCAATATAATCCCAAGTAATTCCATACTCAGGAGTATACTCATTACGAATAACATCTAAAATCTCTTCTGCCTCTGTCTCATTTACTATAATGTCATTATCTGCCGCACATAACAATATATCATCTGCATGCCAAATGTCCACAAGGATATGAGATAATAATTTATCAATAACTTCTTTTGCCTTTTCACCGTCAACAATCAAGTCTCCTAAAGCATCTAAGATATCGTCTCTAAACATTTCACACTCTCATATTTTTCGTTCATTCATCTTTCAAGAACCCAACTATACCTCCATAAAAAAAGCATATAACAATCATTATTTTGACTATTATATGCTTTTTTCTATGAATTCTTATTATTTTATATATTATTTACTATTATATAAAATAGAACATATTTCCATTGCTGCCCTTGGGCAATCAAACTTATCATTAAAGCGACTTATACTGAAACGTATGGAATTCTCAGGACTACCCCCTAAAGCCTTTATAACATGGGACTCATTGACGTTTTCGCCTTCTCTTTTCAACCCTCCTGAAAATATTATATCCTTTGCCTGAAATTCACTCGCAACAACCTCTAAGCAATTTTTACCATGAAGTTTTAAATTTATTACACCCGGCAATCTGTCTTCATAATTTCCATTAACCTCTGTCTTGTCACAATGCTGCTTGAAAATATTAAATATTCTTTCTGTTAGCTTTCTTTGCCTTTTCAGCTCGCCATCTAAAAATCTGAAACAAATCTCAACAGCTTTGCCAAATCCGACAATAGCAGGAACATTTAAACTTCCAGCTCTCATCCCCCTCTCTTTCATGTCGCCATGTAAAAACGGTTCTAAAGATAATCCTTCCTTTATATAAACCGCTCCTATTCCCTTTGGGCCATGCATCCTATGGGCTGACAATGTCATAAAGTCAATATCCAATTCATCCACATCAAACCTTATCTTGCCAAACGAATGAGTTCCACTGCAGTGATACAAGGCATCATACTTTTTTGTCAATTTTGCAATTTCTTCAACTGGCTGAATTGTTCCTATTTCTCCATTTGCCATCTCAACACTAACTAGGCCAACATCCCCTTTCTTAAGTTCTTCTTCAAGATGTCTTAAATCTATCTTCCCATCTTTATTTACTTCAATTAAAGTGCAGTTTCTTGTCTCAGCACTTTTTATTATAGAATTATGTTCAATACTTGAAACGAGAACTCTACCTTTCTCACTTTTAAAGTTCTTTATAATCCAGTTGTTTCCTTCTGTCTCACCGGATGTAAAATAAATATTTTCAGGAAAGTTGCCAATCCTATCTGCGATCATCCTACGAGAATTATCTACTGCCGCCCTAGATTCTTCTCCTAAAAAATGATAATCCTCATCTGGATTTCCATAACTTTCTTCTAAATAAGCTTGCATAGCCATAACAACCTCTTCATCCATGACTGAAGTTGTTGAGTTATCCATATAGTGTTCCATTGTATACTCCTTAAATCTATTTATATACTATACATCCAAATTAAAAAAATATTCTAAAAATAAAAAAGGCGAAGGAATAAGTATCCCCCGCCTTTATGGATTCAAAAGTATTTAATAAAGTTTACTCAAGAAGAGCCACAACTGATTCTTCTTCTGTGTAAACTTTAATCTGTACGCCATTTCTGTCGTAACGACTTTTGAATTTCTTTCCCTGTTCCTTGCCACCAATCTGAGTGAAGATTACCGTTCCTTCATCCTCATCAAACTCTTCAATCTTGGCAACAAATTTCTCGCTATTGTACATAACAATATACATTCCAAGGTGATTCTTTAAATCCTTCGCGTCAACTACTTCCATTTTTACTACCTTTTTTAATATTTCTTCAATTAATCCCACAGAAATCAAATCTACTGCGGATAAACTACTACCACCGGATGACAAAACTCCTAAGAACAACTTGTCTATCCAATCTTCTGAAATGTTATCCAAATCAAAAATACTACTCCTATTAACAAAATCACACTTTAACAATGACTTTACTAATACTTTCCCACTTCCACTTCCTTGTTCATTCCTTATAGTATATCGTTAATTTTATTTTTCCAGCTCTTTTTTAACTTTTTCTTCTATTTTCTCTTTTGGCTGTGATTTTTTCTCTTTTGGCTGTGGAAACTTAACTTTAAGACTATTTCTCAGGAAGCCCTTTACAGTATTGGGAATTGTTCCGTCTGGATATATCAATCTCAACGAAGACATTCTCACAAACAGCGTATTTATATCCTGAGCCTTAACGTCAGCCACCGCTGACAAATGCTTCTGACTATAAGTTGTCTGAGACCAAAGCCAATTCCATTTATCTATACTTCCTTCATATCGACATTTTTTTTGATATAACTTGTGCGAAGGAATTATTCTTTCACACTTTAGAACTTGCCATGAAATTATTCCATTTCTTAAAACGTCATTGTCAGTCATAATCAAGACGGACTCAAGATAATTCTGCTCCTGCATCTTCATTTCTTTAAGTATCATATAGTAATCGTCTACATCATCTGTCATCTTTTTCTCCATTACACGAATTTATTGTTTTCTTCTTCTATTCTACAATCAACCATGTACTCTTTTTACTTTATTTTTAAAAAAACTACAACATACTCATAAATTAAAAAGGCTCAACACTGATACTTCAATGCTGAGCCTTAAATTTAAACCTTAAAATTAATCAAAAAAATTAATCCAAGCTAAATCCTTCAAACGTTTCATCATCCACATCATGCTTAAACGATCCGACCAAATAAGCCTCAATTTCTGTTTCTTGAGGTGCTACCTGTACGCCTTTACTATTCAACCAATGATCCATCCAAGACAAAGGATTGTCAACATTCTTAAATGCTGGCTTGAGTCCGATGTTTTTCATTCTTTGGTTTGTCAAATAATCAACATAAACATCCAATAGCTTATCATTAAGACCAATCATAGATCCATCTTTAAATAAGTATCTAGCCCACTCCTTTTCCTCCTCAGCCGCTTCTCTGTACATATCAGAAGCAATATCTACACAATCTTCAATCACCTGAGTCATTAAAGGATCTTCATCCTTTCTTCTGTAATAGTTTATCATGTTTTGAGTAATTGATAAATGTAGCTTTTCATCTCTTGCAATCAGACTTATAATTTTGGCAGACCCTTCCATAAGCTTGTTTTCGCCAAAAGCAAAAGTACAAGCAAAACTAACATAGAATCTAATTCCTTCAAGAATATTTACTGAAATTAAAGCCAAGTATAATTTCTTTCTCAACTCATACTTGTCCGTTTCTAATCCAGCTCGCCATCTTATCCCATACTCAATGAAATCATCATAAGCCTTTGTTACGCTATTTGCTCTCTTAACTATATGCTCGTTAGGAAGTATCTCCATAAACACTTCTTTTGGCACTGAATAAAGATTGCGAATCATATGAGAATAACTACGACTATGAATTACTTCAAAAAACTGCCAAGTTACAATAGCTTCTTCCAATTCTGGAAGAGTAACGAATGGAAGAAATGCCAATCCGGGTGCTCTTCCTTGTACAGAATCGAGTAAAATCTGATATTTTAAATTCGATGTAAAAATAAATTTCTCATGCTCAGTTAACTTTTGATAATCAGCTCTGTCCTTTAATAAATCTACTTCTTCTGGACGCCAAAAGAAACTAACCATCTTTGCCGTTTGCTTCTCAAAGAATGGGTATTTCTGCTCATCATATCTTTGAACGTTTACGCCTTCTTCTCCGAAAAACATTGGCTGCTTTAAGAAATCTATCTCTTTGTCTACAAATACATGTTTTTTCATATATAACCTCCGATAAAAAAGGCCCCTGTCGATGAGGCCTTTATTGTTAAATTGTTCTTACGATCAAATACTACAGCCGCCTCCAGCGCAACCCTGATCAGAATCATTCTCTTCCGACTTTCCATCATACGTATTTAAATAATACAAAGTCTTGAGTCCAATTTTATAAGCATATAGAATATCTTTTACGACAACTGACAATGGTATGTTATTGTCAGGATACCTTGAGTAGTCATAATACTGATTGCTTGAAATAGCTTGATCCATATACTTCTGTGCTATTCCCATTATATTCATATATCCCGTATTATTTTCCATTTCCCAAGAAGTTTCATAATATTTCCCCAATGTTTGGAAATCTGGAACAACTTGTTTGAGAATACCCTTCTTTGACTTCTTCTGGGACATTAAGGCTCTCGGAGGCTCCATTCCATTAGTTGCATTGGAAACTACACTAGAGCTCTCAGAAGGCATCTGTGCTGACAGTGTGGAGTTTCTTAAACCATGTTCTTTAATGTCAGCTCTTAATCCTTCCCAATCAAGAGAAAGAGGTCTGTCGCAAATAGTATCTAAGAAAGACTTATAAGTATCAATAGGCAAAATTCCCTGAGAATACTTCGTTCTGTCGAAGTAGCCACAAGGCCCTTTTTCTTTCGCAAGATTATTAGATGCCTTTAATAAATTAAACTGCATACACTCCATCAGCTCGTCTACCAAATGAATTGAATCAGGACTTGAATATGTAACTTTATTCTTTGCCAAATAATGAGCCAAACCAATGACTCCAATACCTAAAGATCTTCTATTTAAAGTAGAATTCTTTGCTGCCAATATTGGATACTCTTGAAGGTCAACAATCTCGTCAAGAGATCTTACCGCTAAATCCGTAAGCCCTTCAACCTCATCTAAGCTTTTCAGCCTTCCTACATTCAAAGCAGATAATATACAAAGAGCAATCTCTCCATCTGGATCATCTGGATGCGTTAAAGGCTTAGTCGGGAGAGTTATTTCTTGGCAATTATGTACTAATATTTTATTAGCATAAAAATTATGATTATCTTCTACCGTGATGTCGTACACATCCTCTGTTTCTTCTAAATATTCTATTTTTAACATTATTTCTTACCTCTTCCTAATTCTAAATATTGAGCTACTTTATCAATATTCTCTTGTGTCATTTTATACTTTAAATCTTTCATAGTTAAATTAAATCCTCTTTTATTTAACTCTTTTAAAACTAAACCTTTAAACAGATTAAAATTCCCACTAAAACGATTTTTACTAAAGCTTTGCGGATAACCATTCTCTCCTGCAAACCTCATCCATTGTCTTCTGCTGAATGTCTTTGTTTCCAGATACATTTTAACTGCTGCATTGACTACTTCATCATCTGAATGTCCTGAATGATTTGGATTTTTAGAACCAACTGTAGCTTGAGATCTTAACTTTAAATATTTCTCCAACCTCCAACCACTAAGATTATTAGCAATATTTCCACCATCTCCACCTTCAGTCATATTATAACCTTTTTTGTAAGTGTTGAAATGTGCGATAAAATGCATTTCTCTTTCTTTGGCCTCTTCCTCTCCCTCACACATACACAGTAATTCGCTTACTAAGCCATCTAAGCCATATTTTCTTATCGCCCTATAGAAATTAGTATCTAATCCTGATTCAGCGTTTAAGTTATGCTTATGCAGCCTTTCAGACATAGTAAAGTGAGTAAATCCAATATAGGATTTACCACTCGACTTGAATGTATGTTTATAAATTGAATACACTACTACTTAATATCCAACTCATCATCTGAGCGAAGGTCTTTAGCCTCTACATATCCACGATTCTTAGTGAACACTTTATGCTCTGGAGTACATCTTATTGAAAATCCAGTTTCTTCATCTGTTATCTTCATCAACTTGGCGTTCTTAGCCGTTATTGCTGATGCCGTTACAGGTTTATATTCAATTCCTCCAGATTCAACATCCTTTGAGAGAACAGAAACTGACTTTCCATCTTTAAAGGCATCGTTCAATTCTTTAAGTTGAATACTTACAAGTTTTCCATCGATTTCTACGTCAACCATAGTATCACCAGTTAAACATAAGTTTGACATTCTTATCTTATCTAAAAAAGAACTGTGAGAATTGCAATGATCTATATTCATAATATAAATACGACCAGTTTCAATTCTTTCCTTAACAATCTCAAGGAAAAGTTTCATTGCATTTATTTTGTTTTTTTTGATATTATGGCGTCTTTCACACTTTTCATACACTTCTTCAAAGCTACTTGTTCCAAAAGCTTCTTCAAGCTCTGGTACTTCGTGTGGGGAAAAGACGGTAATTTCTTCATTTGCCAAAGCTCTCTTGTAAAACAGTTCACACATTTGAATTGAGTAGTCTAACTTTCTTACTCTGTTTTCATCTGTTCCTTTGTTGTTCTTCAATACAATGATATCTTCTATCTCTGCATGCCAGAATGGGAAATGAACAGTGGCCGATCCGCCCCTCACACCATTTTGAGTACATGACTTAACAATTGACTCATATACTTTTAAAAATGGAACAACGCCAGTGTGAACTACTTCTCCTTGGCGAATACTTGACCCAATCGCACGTATACCGCCCAGATTAAGGCCTATCCCTGCTCTTTGTGCCGTATATCTAGTTACACTGTTAAATCCAGATGTAAGGCTGTCTAGACTATCTGCTACATCAACAAGAACGCAAGATGAATACTGCCTTAATGGAGTTCTTGCTCCACACATAACAGGAGTTGGAATATTAAGCTTGAATAGTGATATTGCATCATAGTACTTCTTCACATAGTCTAATCTTGTTTCCGCTGGATAATTCATAAACAATGTAGCCGAAATCATCATATACATATATTGCGGAGTTTCATATATCTCATTGATATCTCTATTCTTGAGTAAATACTTATCGACAACCTGCTGCAGTCCTGCATATGTAAACTCAAAATCTCTTTTGTGATTTAAATATCCATTTAGCTTGTTTATCTCTCTCTCTGTGTATTTTTCTAAAATTAACGGATCATAACAACCATTTTC